TGCCGCAGTTCGTGTACTACAGGGTGCTGCAGGCCCGCTACATGACCATCTTCGACTTCAACGGCGACGCGAGCAGCGCGATCGCGTCCGTCAGCTTGGGGCTCAGCGTCGCTGAGTTCATCGACGGCGAGGAGGTCGATACCGTCGTCGAGCCGTCGGTGACCTGATGTAGGCGCCGCGGCCGTGGTAAATGTGCCGAGGGCCCCGCGGTTTTTTGATGTAGGATAGGAGCTGAACTCCATGCCGCAAGACAGCCAGGACGACAAGGAGAAACCCGCCGCGGTCGGTCGCACGTACCGCGACGAGGTGGCTTCGCCGATCACGACGCCCGAGGCCGTCGCCGCGCGCCAGGTGCGCCAGGCGAGGTACCTGGGCCCTGACGCGGTGACCATCCAGGTCTACTTCGTGGTCAAGCAGATCAACAACGTGATCCTCCAGGCGAGCATGCTCGCCTATACAGACGTGCGCACCGCCAGCGTCAGTGAGTTCGATGAGATTTTCGCCAACCACCACGAGGTGAAGTCTTAATGACCACGCAAGTCATGTTCAATGGTCAGGTCATCGTTCGTCCTGGCGCGTACACGCAGATCGACGCGTCGCAGTTCCAGAGCACGGTGCTGCAGGGGCTCGGCATCGTCGGCCTGATCGGGGAGGCGGACCAGGGCCAACCTCGGGTCCCGCTGTCGTTCCTGGCACCGGCCGACGTCAGGAAGGCGTACGTGTCCGGGGACCTCGTCGAGGCCGCCGCGATGGTAGCTGACCCGAGCGGCGACCCTCGCGTCCCGACCGGGGCGCAGCAGATCGTCTGCTACAAGGTCAACGGCGGGACGCGGTCGACCGTGACCAGCGCGCCGTTCACGTTCACGTCTCTGCAATGGGGCATCCTGCAGAACAACATCACCGTGGCGGTGGCGGTGAGCTCCCCGGGGTTCGTCGTCACGGTCACGAACCTCGACGCGTTCGGCGCCCTCATCTCCGAGGTCAGCACGGTCGTCGGCGGTACGGGCAAGTTCACGGTCCAGTATACCGGCGCCGGCTCGGCCGCGACGATGACGATCAACGCCACGACGCTGACCACGACCGTCACGGGAGCCGCCGCCGACAACCTCAGCCTCAGCTTCGCTGATTACCCGACGCTGTCGCTGTTGCTGCAAGCCATCTCGGCGACCGGCAAGTACGCGGTGACCGCGTTGGTCACCAACAGCAACAGCTTCGCGAGCGGCCAGCTCGACGGGGTGACGGCGGTCGACATCAAGACGGCGCTGACCACCGTGTTCGCGAAGAACGCGGACATCGTCAACTGGGTCAACGCGAACAGCCAGCAGATCAGCGCCACGTCCACGGCGGGGGCGGTGGCGTTCACCGGGCCGCTCGCCGCGACCCAGCTGACCGGAGGGACGCGCGGCACGTCGACGAACACCAACTGGGCCGACGGGTTCACCGCGCTGTCGAACGTCCGGATCAACCAGACGATCCCGCTCGCGTCCGCCGACGCCGTCACCGCCCAGGGCACCTTCACGATCGCGTCGATCGCGAGCGCCGCCGTGGCGTACGCGAAGCTCGCGAGCTCCACGGCGGGCCAGAACGAGGTCCAGGCGTGGATCGGCGTGAGCCAGAACAAGACGACCCTCATCGCGACGGCCAACGCGCAGAACAGCGAGCACCTCGAACTGTTTGGGCAGCGGGTGCAGCGCACCGCCAGCGTCGGTGGTCAGACGTACATCGGCGGGTCACTCCTCAACTACACCGCCGGCCAGAGCATCTTTTTCCCGGAGTGGGCGACGGCGTGCGTCGCCGCCGGCATGCGCGCCGGCGCGCCGCTGGGCGAGCCGCTCACCTGGAAGTTCGCCAACGTCACCGGCGTCAGCAGCGACGCCACGTGGTCCGAGCAGAACAACACCGACGTCGTGGCGATGGAGCTGAACGGCGTCTGCGTGGTCAACCAGGTGCGTGGTCGCGGGTTCCGGTTCGACAAGATGATCACCACGTACACGCGGTCGAACAACGACGCGTACACCGAGGAGATCATCGTCCAGGGGTGGAAGCTCGTGGCGTTCAACCTGCGCCAGGCGCTGCAGGACGCGTTCGTCGGCCGCGGCGGGTCGCTGCAGCGGGTGTCAACCGTCCCGGCGGTCGTCGCCACCGTGATGCAGCCGTTCAAGGACGCCGGCCTGATCACCGACAGCACCGCGAACGGTCAGCGCGTCAACGCGTGGCGCAAGGTCAACTGGTCCCTCAGCGGTGACCAGCTGAGGGTCGACGTCACGGTCACCATCACCCCGGGCATCAACTACGTGCTCACCACGATCGTCCTCGTCCCCGCCCAGATCAGCGGCGCGGCGGCGTAGGAGAGGAGCTGACAGATGGCACGCACCGCGCTCCCGCTAGGCCAAGGCACCCGCGTCATATCCGGCGCTCGGTGCGTGTTCCTGTTCAACGGCGAGATCGTCGGATTCGCGTCCGGCGTGTCGGGGTCCGAGGAGATCCAGTACGAGCCGGTCGACACGCTCGACCACCTGGAGGTGCGCGAGCACGTCCCGGTCGGGTACCGGGTCACGCTCGGCGCGCAGCTGTTCCGCACCGTGTCTCAGGGCGCGAGCGACGATGTCAACGCCCCCGGGTCGCTGAAGCAGCAGCAGATCTTCCCGAAGTTCGACCAGATCTTCCGCATCCAGGGCGTCGACGCGGTCATCCAGGACCACCAGGTTACGGGGAAGATCCTCCACCAGTTCCAGACGGTGAAGACGTCGAGCTACAACTTCAACATCACCCCGCGCGGCATCGTCGGCCAGAACGTCAACTTCGTCGCGATCCGGGCGCTCGACGAGTCCGAGGTCCAGCCGTGAGCGATGACGGCAATAAGGACGTAGTCAAGATCGTCGACACCAAAGACGACAAAGCCGTCTCGTTCACGAAGTCGTTCACCGTGACGTGGACGAACGCCGAGACCGGGATCGTCAACGTCGGGACGTTCACGGCGACGCGTCCCGGCCTCGGCGCCATGGGTCAGATCGCCGTCTACAAGGCGAAGCTGAATGGCGGCGAGAAGGTCGACCCTATGACCGACATCATGCATCAGATGATGGCGGACCTGCACTACATCCTGACGGATGTCCCGGCTTGGTGGAAACCGAGCGAGTTCTTCACCGCTAGCCCACTGCGTGACGTGTGGGACCACGTGGTGGCGTGGTCGAGCACCTTTCGAGCACGCGTGGGGTGACGACCGCCGACTGCTGCGCGCCGTAGCAGCTGCCCGGGTCCGCAACGAGTCGCTGCAGCGGTGGTGGTGTAAGAAGTACAACCGGCCACGGAAGGACCCGCTGCTAGCCGAGTACACGCTGGAGGAGCTGATGATCGAGTACCTGGAGGACGTCATCGAGAGCGACCCAGCGGAGGAGTTCCCGCAGAGCGTCCAAGAGTCCGGGCTCTACGTGCACAAGACCGGGGACGCGCTGGTCGACAGGTGGCAGGCGGACGCCGCGCTCGGCAAGGAGATCGACTTCGACGAGGCGTTCAAGGACCCGGAGGCGAGGGAGCAGTGGGAGGCGGTCAAGGCCGCGTCCCGCGCGCGCCACCAGGCCAAGCACGGCGGCGAGGGCGGGCGCTGATGGCCGACGACATCAAGCTCCAGCTCGGGATCGACGTCGAGGCGCTGCAGCGCGCCGCGTCGCAGGCCACCAACGTCCTCGCGCAGACGTTCGAGAAGGGCATCAGCGCCAACCTGCTCGGCAACGGGCTGCTGCCGACGCAGCCGCCGCCGGCGCAGCAGGGCTCGCAGAACACCATCGCCGGGGTGGTCAGCGCGATCCAACAGGTTAACCGCACGCTCATCACCGGGTTCAACGCGCTCGCCGGAGGCGTCTACCTCGGTGGCGGCGGTGGGGGCGTCGGGACTGGAGGCGGCGGCCCCGGCGGCGGGCCGGGCGGTGTCGGACCCGCCGCCGGCCTGGCGCAGCCGGGACCCGGGGCTCGCGTCGGCGGGGGCGGGTTCGGAGGGGCCGCGCAGATCATCTCCCGAGCCGGCGACCTCGCCGCCGCGCTCATGCCGTCGACCATGAAGATGTTCATGGGCGGGTTCTACGGCACCGACGTCATGGGGTTCGTGCACAACCTCGTCAGCCAGATCCCGATCGCAGGCAGCCTGCTCGGCGCGGTCACCGGGCCGTTCCACCAGGTGATGCAGAAGAACGACGAGTTCAAGAACATGCAGTACGAGCTGTTCCGCGACGCCGGCGAGGACGCGATGAACTCGTTCACCAACATGTGGGAGGACGACGACTACAGGGAGCAGTTCGTCAAGCGCTACGGGTTCAGCAGGTCGGAGACGCAGCAGCTCCTCCACTCCGGCTTCCGCCGCGGGCTGAACCAGGGCTCGGGGATGGAGGCGGTCATGAACATGCAGGGCACGCTCGGCCTCGGCCAGGAGACCGCCGAGACGGCGGGTGGTCTCCGCAGGGCTGGCCTGAAGCCGGGCCAGGAGAGCGAGGTCCTGGCGAACGCGATCGGCGTCGCCGTCGCGACCGGGCTGGAGCGCGGTCGCTGGGGCGAGATGCTGACCATGTGGCAGCGGGCGGCCCAGTCGAGCGTCGACACCGACATCGCCTGGAAGGAGGTGGCGTCGCAGCAGCAGTTCGTCGGCAGCCTCGGGGCCCGCTACCAGGGAGACACGCCCGCGTCCCAGTCGATGCACGCCGCGCTCCGGGCGATGGCGAGCAACACGAGCTCGCCGCTGGCGCTCCGCGGCGCGCTGCAGCTGACCGGCGGGGACTACTTCGGCGCGACCGCGCGCATGGCGCGGGCCGGTGAGCAGCCGGACACCGAGCTCGAGGAGCGGATCATCGACCAGATGATGGGCGTCTCGGGCGTGCGCGAGTGGATGTCGATGCCGGACGGCCCGGACGCTGACCGCGCGCTCGACCGCATCGCCGGCGTCGCCGCGACGCTCGGGACGGGGTTGTCGCAGCTCAAGATCGCGACCCTGCTCAAGGCGAGGAAGCGGACCCAGGGTCCGCTGTTCAAGCCGCCGTCGTCCGAGGCCGTCGCGATCGGGATCCAGCAGGTCACCGGCACGGCGCCGCTGCCCGACACCGCGCTCGGCCCGCGGCGGAGCGAGTCCGAGGCGCAGCGCCCGTCCGGGATCTCCGGCATCCAGGAGAACAAGCCGCTCGTGCCGGGCGGTCCGCAGGAGCAGCTCAAGCGGAACCAGGCTGACCGCATGCGCCGGATCCAGGCCAGGGACCCGTCCGCCGGCATGACCGCGGACGAGCTGCGCTCCGGGCAGTTCATGTTCGACTCCGGGTCGCCGGCGCCCGCCGGGAGCGCCGCGCCGTCGCCGGGCACCTCCGGCGCGTCGGGGTCCGGGTACCAGCAGTTCGCGACGCAGGGGTTCGGATCCCCGATCCCGGGCCGGGCGCCGCACCCAGGCGTCGACCTCGCGTTCCCGCCAGGCACCGCCGTCACGTGCCCGGTCGACGGCGTGATCGAGCACATCAACCGGAACGGCGTCGGGCTCGAGGTCGGCGCGGCGGTCCACATCCGCGCCGCGGATGGTGTGCTGTGGAAGCTCTACCACATCGACCCCAAGACCTTCCCGGCGAGCCTGAGCGTCGGGCGCCGCATCTCGCGGGGCACGCCGCTCGGCCGGACGTTCAGCAACCAGTTCTGGCAGGGCCCGGGAGGCCAGCGCGTGCGCACCCACCTCCACGTCGGCCAGACCAGCGCCGGCGGGGTCGGGCTCGACCCGATGCGCCCCGGCGGGATCGCGCCGGGGTCGCTGACCGGCGGCGTCACGGGGTCCGTGGTAGGCGCCGGCGCGGCGCCGTCATCGTCGTCGTCGTCGAGCTCGGCAGGCAACGCGGTCCACGTGACGACCGACGTCAACGTGTACGTGCACCAGGACCCGTCGGGGCGCCCCGTGATCCGCGCGCGCGCCGCGACGCCGTCCGTCGTGAGCTCGCCCGGCCAGATCGTCGGAGGCACGCGGTGAGGGTCGTCCCGTCAGCGGGTGACGTTCGCGACGTCAACAACACGTGTGACGTGCTCCACGTCGCGCGCTCGGCGCAGTTCGACGCCAGCGACGTCCTCAAGCAGATCGTCGCCGCGCAAGGTCTCCTCGCGACCGACGCCGCGCTGCCGGCGGACGTGAACAAGGCGTACGGAGGGCAGACCGGCACGGCGTGGCTCGGCGAGGAGTCGAGCGACGTCATGGCGTGCTCGTGGGCGAAGGACGTCGACGGCGTCGTCGGGGCGCTGTCGGTCCAGCTCAAGCCGCGCGCCCGGTACCTGGAGACGATCCTGCCTGGCGACGTCCTGATCGTGTTCATGAACGACGCTGGGGACTACGAGCCGCGGAACCGCTTCGTCGGCACGCTCGTCGCCGTCGTGGTGGTCGACCGCGTCGCGGAGTCCACCACCGTCCAGCAGCAGGCGACCGTCGACGTCGTCAGCGTCTCCGCCCGGGACCTCGCCGTCGTCCTCTCCGAGTCGTCCACGGTGTTCGACCAGACCTTCGCGCAGGTCGAGAACGCCGCGTACACGGGCGACTTCATCGCCCGGCTGTTCGGGGAGAAGAAGCAGCTCGCGCTGAGCCCGCTGGAGAACGTGCTCATCCTGCTGCTGCTGCTCTACGACGCCGACCAGACGGGGAGCGAGCTCGCGCGCTTGCAGTGGAAGCTGACCGCGTCAGATGGTTCGTCGAGCCCGGCGCAGCTGATCAGCTTACTCGACGTCACGTCCTACGTGCAGAATCCGCTGCCGTTCTACGCGGTCGCCGAGCCTCCGGGCATCATCCAGGCTGGGAACGTGTGGTCGCTGCTGGAGAGCTACGCCAACCCGGTGGTGAACGAGTTCTTCATCGACGTGCGCGACGTGTCAGCGCAAGAGAGGAAGTTCAGAGACCTGGTCGCGAAGGCATCCAGGGATAACTTCTATGCAGACAATCCTGACGATTTGGTGAGCCAGGACACCACCGTGAAGACCGTCCTCAACAGCAACCTGTTCCGGTCGAGCTCGACGCGGACCGCCGGCGGCGCCACCGCGTCGAGCTTGGCGGACGGGACCTCGGTCGTCGCGCTCGTGTTCCGGCAGCGCCCGTACGACGCCGACGCCTTCAACGCGTTGCCGGTCACCGAGGTCGACTCCACCGAGGTGGAGTCGAGCGAGCTCGCGCGCTCATCGCACGACGTCTTCAACTGGTTCCGCGTCCGGTTCCCGGGGCTGGACGTGAAGCTCCAGGAGGTGGTCGCCGGGATCCGCACGGTGCCGCAGTCGGTCGCCAAGTTCGGGTTCCGCCGCATGGAGGCCGAGACGCGCTACATGTTCGCCTCGAGCGCCGCCTCGGTGACGTTCAGCAAGGGCAGCACGAAGACCGACTTCGGCGACGTGTTCCGGCAGTACGTCAACTTGCTGTCGACCTGGTACGCTCAGAACGAGTCCTGGTACGCCGGGACGCTGACGATGCGATTCTGCCCGAGCATCCGCGTCGGTACGCGCCTCCGGTTGTTCCGCCGCGGGTTGACCTACGACTTCTACGTCCAGGGCGTGCACCACTCGTTCAGCAAGGAGCCCGGGAACAGCCACAGCTCGCTCACGCTCACGCGCGGGCGCGTCGTCAGCAGCGCGACCGTGCCGCTCGTCCCGGTCGGCGACTTCCAGCACGACGGCTTCGCGATCACCGGAGGGTCCCAGTGACGACGGAGTGGACCCACGACGGCCACCCCATCCAGGCGGGAGCTACGCGTGGCGAGTACGCGCTGGCGGGCGTGCGGGCGCACTTCTCGATCATGGACATGCGCGAGATGGTCGTCACCGCGAGGTACTACGTCGACGACCCGCGCAACCGATCGAAGCGGTTCGTCGAGTACACGTGCCGCGACCTCCACACGGGGGAGCCCTACCCGGGGTGCCGGCAGCTGTCGCAGATGAGCGGGGTCGAGGACGGGGACGACAGCGTGCTCCGGCCGACGACGTCGTTCCTCTCGGGGACCACCGGAGCCACGGGCGCCCTCGCCAACGAGCACACGCCGGCGAACGACGTCGACGGGGACCAGGTCCTCGTCGGGTTCATCTCCGGGTCCCGGTCGCGCCCGGTGATCGTCGGCGTGTTCCGGCACTCCGGGTCGCAGTACGGAGCCACCGCCGCGCAGGGTGAGCGCAGGCTGACCCAGCACAAGGGCACGAGCATCGAGATCGCGTCCAGCGGCGAGTACCGCATCAAGCACAAGAGCGGGTCGATGGTCGCTATGCTGGACAGCGGCGACGTCCAGGTGCGCCCGGCGCCGGGCAAGAAGCTGTACCACGGCGACGTCGGCGCCGCCGAGAACCACGTGCTCGGCCAGCAGCTCAAGGCGCTCATGTCGGACCTCATCGACGCGCTGCTCGCCGCGACGTACCCGACCGGCGTCGGGCCGTCGGGTCCGATGCTGCCGCCGTCGTCCGCGACGCTGACCAACCTCAAGGCGAACCTCGACTCCATCCTGAGCAACATGGCCTTCACGCAGAAGGACCAGGGCTGATGGCGATGTCCCAAGGAGCCCTCGCGGCCCAGCTGGTCAACCTCGCGCCGGCGGCGACCGAGGCCGCCGCGATCGCGACGCTGGCGGACGCGTACGCCGTCTTCGCCGGCGACGCCGTCGCCGGAGCGGTGCCGATCACCCCGGCCGGGGTCGGGCTCGGGAAGGCCGCGATGCAGCTCGCCCTCGTCGGGATCAGCACCCCCGGAGCTGGGTCGGCGGTGTTGACCGGCGCGGTCCAGGCGTTCTGGGCCGCGGTGGCTGGGGGTCTGGCGACGTCGTTCGCCGGCGCGACGGCGATCGTCCCTCCGCCGCACGCGGGGCTGCAGGTGCTGCTCGACGCGACGTTCGCCGCGAACACCGCGTCGCAGGCGAGCCAGGCCGCGGCCACGGACGCGGTCGCGACCGTGCTCTACAACCAAGCTATAATCGGCGGCACCGCCACGTTCCCGGGACCCGTGGTGTCGCCGATATCGTAGCGAACAATGCCGCCGTTCATACCTTCACAGCAGCCAGACGACGCCCGGGGCCGGCGCTACGCGAAGGCGTACAAGTACGTCTTCGCGATGCTGAAGGCAGGCGAGGACCTCACGACGCTCGACCAGAACAGCGGCGCGTTCAGCGCGACCTCCATCATCGACGAGGGCCGGTTCGTGTCTCTCTCCCTGCCGCAGCAGCTGCAGCTGCGCGGCCCGTTCGCGACCTCGGTCACGGTGATGCAGGACGGAGGTAAGACGATCGAGTCCAGAGGGCAGGTGCTCAGGCCGGGGTCGATCTCCGGGACTTCAGGGTTCTTGCCTCCGAACTCGGCGGTGTCGCTGCAGCCGTCGTTCGGCCGCCTCACGCCGAACGTCGCAGACCTCGACGGCCAGCTCGGAGCGATATCTGGATACATGCAGTTTCAGAAGCTTCGCTATTTGTTCGACCTGTACGGCGACGAGCGGAGGCGCGGTAACTTGGACGTGACGTTCTACTTCTTCGACTACAAAAACGATGATTTCTGGCGCATCGAGCCGCAGTCGTTCGACATGACGCGTTCCAGCCACCGCCCTATGTCGTACGAGTACAGCATCCAGTTTCAGTGCATCGAGCGCGCCGACACGACGGGCAAGAACGAGGAGGTCAATCCGGTGTCCGGAGCGTCGCCGGTCATCGCGGGCAACGCGCGGCTGAACACGAACAACGTCGGCGGCGCCTTGGCCAAGATCGCGGGCGGGCTGAGCGCGGCGTCGAAGACGTCGATCCTGGTCACGGTCGCTCGGTTCGGCGACATGGTGACGAGCGGTCTCGACTTCTTGAAGCTCACGGACGCGGTCGTGCAGCGCTCGTTCCAAGCGACGCTGAACAAGCTCGACGCGGTGATCGGGTTCTTCGCGAACGTACACGACACGTTCTTCGCGCTGCTCGAGACGGTGCCGACGCTGATGGCCCAGCTGAGCAGCTCGCTCGACGGGTTGTTCAACACCGTCCACAAGTTCGCGCCCGACAACATCGCTCAGGAGATCAACGCGTGGGCTCTGGAGGTGACGCGACTGTCGGACCGCATGATGGTCCAGGTCAGCACGCTCGTGGCCTCGCAGCCGCAGCGCGACGTGCGGGACACCGACCAGCGGTTCTCGCAAGGCCGGATGAAGCAGGGGTCGACGACCGACCTCATGCGCGAGCCCGCCGGCAGCGCCGGCTCGCTGGACGCGAACCCGTTCATCGGGTCGTCCGGGTTGGCGCTGGTGACCGACGTCGAGAAGCTCGCTGACGCCTCGCAGCACGTAACGGTCACCATCAACGATGGCGAAGACGTGTACGCACTGGCTCGTCGCGTGTTCGGCAGGGTCGAGCGCTTCTCCGACATCGTGCTGCTGAACAAGCTGGAGTTCCCGTTCATCGTCGCCGACGCCGGGTCGAAGCCGTCGAACACGCTCGCGTGGGGCGAGCGCGTCCTCGTGCCGGCCCCCGCGAAGTCGATCGCGACCGCGTTCGCTGGGGTCGGTGCGTCCGACGCCCCGTCGACGTCCGGCGTGGTCGACACGTCCGCCTCGTTCGACAAGTTGATCGACAGCACCGCCGAGTGGATCACGGACCAGTGGGTCGGCTACTCGGTGACGGCGACCACCGGGTCGTCTCAGCAGACGCTGGTCTGCGCCGCGAACACGGTGAACCAGCTCACGCTCAACAGCAGCTGGGTCATCACGATCACGCCGGGAGTCACGACGTACACCGTCGCATACGTCCAGTTCGACCCGCGGCGCCCGGTGACCGCGGAGACGCGGGCGTACGGCGTCGACCTGCTCGCCGTGTTCGGTGCGGACGGTCGCTGCGACCTCGCGCTCGGTGCCACGTCGGACTTCGCTACCGCGAGGGGCCTCGACAACCTGTTCCAGGCGATAACGCTGCGCTCGCGGTGCCCGCTCGGCGAGCATCCGTTCCACAGGTCGTACGGGATGATTGCCCCGATCGGCCGCCCGTTCACCGACGACGTCGGCGTCCTCTACTCGTTCTTCATCCGCCGGTCGCTGCTGTCTGACCGCCGCGTCGACAAGGTCCGCAACGTGCAGCTCAGCGTCGCCAACGACGTGGTCACGGTGAGCCTCGAGTTGCAGCCAGTCGACGCCCGCGTGGCGCAGCCGATCACCATCCAGGTCGGAGCATAGCAGTGCCAACATCCATAAGATTCCTGACCTACCCGGAGATACTGGCGGACATGTTCGCGCACGCGCAGGCGTCGCCGGTGGCCGGCGGTCTCGGGCCGAACATCGACCTCACGCCGGGGTCTCTGGTCCGCACGATCCTCGAGTGCTCGGCGCTCTCCGACGCCGACCAGTACGTGCAGATGAGCCGGTTGCCGAACCTGTTCTCCCTCGACAAGTGCCGCGGCGACGACCTCGACGAGCGCGCGGTCGAGATCGGGTCCGATCTCATCATCGATCTGCGGCGCCGACAGGCCAACACGAGCGTCGCCTCGATCGTGGTCGGCAACGGGACCTTCCTCAGGACGACCACGCTCGCGTCCGACGTCAACTACAACAGTGCCACGTTCGACGTGGTCGACGGGTCTGCCTTCCCGACCTCCGGGGCGATCACCATCAACGCGGGGGCCCCCAACGAGGAGGACCTGATCTACACGCGCTCCGTGAACACGTTCACGGTGGTGCTATCTGGGACGTCGCCCGTGCTGCAGCGGAGCCACGCGAGTGGCGAGGTGGTGACGAGTGTGTCGATCCGGTCGACGCTCGCCTCGACCGTCAGCGTCGGCGCCCTCACCGCCACCCTGCTCGCTGGCACCGGGTCTGCGTGGAGCACGTCGGGGACGGTGATATTCGACCGATCCACGACGTCGCAGGAGAAGGTGTCGTTCACGCGGTCGGGCGACGTGCTGACGCTGGGGTCGCCGGCGACGTTCATCCACGCTGCAGGGTCCGTTGTGATCCAGGGGACGGACGGGACCGACCACGTCATACCCGTCGGAGCCCAACCGCGCGTGCCTCCGACGCCGTCATCTGCGCAGGTCAACTTCGTGGTGCAGTCGCCGGGCGGCACGCTGTTCGACGGCGACTTCGTGTCCGGCCTCATCCCGGTGAGGTCGGTGCTCGTCGGCGCGTCGACGCGCGTCGGCGCGAACCAGATCACGCAGTGGACGACCCCGCCGTTCGCCGGCGCCACCGTGACCAACCCTGCGTCCGCCACGCGCGGCGCGGACCGCGAGTCCGACGACAACTACAGGCAGAGGATCAAGGACACGATCCAGAGCTTCTCCGGCGGAGGCACGCCGCTGTCGATCACCACGAAGGTGAAGGACCTGGTCGATCCGGAGACCGGCGCCTCCGTCGCGTTCGTCCAGCTCGTCGACCCGGTATCGGCGTCCGGCCGGGGCCTCCTCTACATCACCGACGGCACTCCGGGGTTCTCGCTGGGGCAGCAGCCGTTCCTCGGCCGCGACGTCATCATCTCGGACGCTGTCACGGGGGACGCTCGAGGTAAGCTCGGCACGTACGGGCCGCCGTACAACTACTCCACGGTCGACCCCGTCGCGCCCCGCCTGTTCTCGAGCGCGACTACGGTCCGAGGGACCTCCACCTCCGTCGGCGTGAACTTCCTGGAGGACACGACGCAGAGCATGGTGACGAACGCGTTCGCGGGCATGTGGCTGAAGACCGGCGACAACGTGTTCCGCAGCGTGCTGTCCAACACGTCCGTCCGGTTCATCTTCACGAACGGCGACGTGCCGAGCCCCGGCGTCTACTCGGTCTACGACCTCTCCGGCAGCCCGCTCACGCCGGGCACCGACTTCGAGTTCAACCCGTCGACAGGTGACCTGGAGCTCGCCGCGTCGCTCAGCACGCACGACGGGCTCGTGGCGGCGAACGACGGCGCGTCGTCGTCGCTCGGGGCGTACCTGTACTCGAGTGGCCTCGCGGCCTACGTGCAGCGGGCGGTCAACGGCGACCCCGCTGACTTCAGCACCTTCCCCGGCCTCCGCGCGGCCGGGTCCCAGATACTCGTCGCGGTGCCGACCACGATCACGCAGGCGTTCGTCATCTCGGTCGTGCCGACCGTCGGCTTCACGGTCACGCAGCTCGTGACTCCCGTCCAGGTGGCGGTGCAGACCATCGTCAACTCGAGCGGCATGGGGGCCCGGGTGACGCTATCGGACCTGATCGTCGCCATCAAGGCCGTCCCCGGCGTCGGCGACGTCACGATCATCATGCCGCTGGCGAACATCTCGGTGCCCAGCGGAACGCTCATGCGAATCACGCCAGCTGACGTGACGCTGGTCTAAGAAGAGGAACGCTCACCATGGCTCTCCCGACGCCGTCCACCACGTACAGCTTCCAGATCAACCAGCGGATCACGTTCGTGTCGTTGAACGACACGTCGGCCCGTCTCATGTTCGGCGTCAAGGCCAAGCTCAAGACCAACGGCTACACCGTCAAGGGCAGCTGCGACGGGACCACGGGCGCCATGGACGGCGTAGATCGCTGGTCGACCAGCGCCAACGCGGCGACTCGCGGCGCCGCCGCCGGCAACGCGCAGAGCTGGGTCGTGCTGACGGACGCTAACGGCGTCAACGTCCTCGTCGCGTACCAGGGCGCGTCCGACGACGTCTTCCGGGTCAGCTTCAGCCCCGGCGGCTTGTTCGTCGCGGCGGGCTCGCCGAACCAGCAGCCGACCGCCACCGACGAGCAGGTCATCTGCTCGGCGACCAGCATGGTCAACAACACGGCGTCGGCCGACCGCGTCTGGAACTGCATCGTCCGGTCCGACAACCGAGGGTTCCGGGTCAACGTCGCTCGGCAGGGGTCGTGGGTCGGCCTGGTGTGGGGGGTCGAGCAGGTGACGTCGACCGTCGTGACGGCGACGTTCAACCCGCCGGTCTGGGGCTTCGCGTTCACCCCGGCCAACCTGGCCGGGACGAGTTTCAACGCGGCGTTCTCGGTGAACGCCCGCGGCGGGCTCGCGAGGACCGTGGTCGCCAGCACGCCGTTCTCCTGCCAGTGCGTCGCCGGCTACGAGGTCTGGGCCGCGTCGGTGGCGCTGTTCGGGAACACGCAGCCCGAGCTCCAGGGGTCGGTCGGGTACCTCATCCAGCCGGTGTCGATCGCGACCACCACGAGCGGTGCGCAGGGGAAGGTCGGCAACCTCGTCGACTGGTGGGTCGGTCGCTTGAGCGGCGCCGCGGACGGCGACGTGTACGGCTCCAACCAGTTCGTCGTGGTCGGCTCCGCCGGCGGCGCCGTTTGGGCGTGGGACGGGCTGACCACCCCGGTGCTCACCTGATGGCGACCCAGCCTGGCACCCTGCTGCCGCTCATCAACCTCTCGGCGGGAGGTGTGGCGAGGACGAGCGTCCGCGGGACGGCGTTCCTGGTCGTCGGGGGCGTCTCGGCGACCGTGCTCCCGGTCGTATCCGTCAGCACGCCGCTGCCGCCGGCGACCACGACGACGCCGATCATCGTGACGGTCGTCGGCGGCAACATCAACGTCCCGATCCGTCGCGCGTGGATCGACGTGGCGTTCCCGGGGATCCTCGCTAGCGAGGTCGTGCACAACGGGTCGCGCTTCGGCGCGTTCTACTCGAACGGCATGAACTCCCGGGTCGCGTACGCCGACACCCTCGGGCGCGTCGGTTACAGGTACACGCTCCTCCGCGACGGGGGCTGGCCGGCGGGGTCCCTGCCGCTGACCGCGTCGTTCACGATCAACGCGGTGGACACTCTCGGCAACGGCACCTGAAAGCAACAAGCGAGGTATCGCCATGAAACGCTTCAGCAAGTATAGGATATCAACGCTCGCGATCGCCTTGGTGCTCGTAGCTGCCGGGGTCGGGCGCGCGGTCGCGAACTTCGTCGACGACAACACTGCCCTGCCGGGACCGAAGACGGACAGGATACCCGTAACCAACCCGACGCAGCAGTGGAGCGCCGCCGACGCCAACGCCGTGTTCAACGCGTTGAACGACCTGAGGACGGTCGCGAAGCGCGGCACCGTGAACATCAAGGCGTACGGCGCGGTCGGCAACGGTTCCACCAATGACCGTGCCGCCATCCAAGCAGCGATCAACGCCAACCCCGGCAAGACGATATACTTCCCGAAGGGGAACTACCTCGTAGACGCCACGATCACCATCAGCGCGAGGTTCACGCACCTCGTCGGTGACTTTGGCGGGAGAGCTTCGGACGGCGGGTCCGAGATCCAGTGCGTCGGGACGGGCAACTGCATACAGATCGGCACGGACAACGGGCACGCGTGGGACGTCGGGGACTACGACGGGCCGCAGGACCACCTGATCGAGAACCTGTGGATCCGCCACGGGGCACCCGACACGCAGCTCGCCAGCATCGGTCTGCCGTGCGGGGTCGGGCTCCACTACAAGGCGGGGGCCTACGGGGTGTGGGACTGGCGCGGCGGCGGGATCGTCATGCGCAACGTCGGCCTCGAGCACTTCGAGGCCAACTTCGTCGGCATACAGTCCGACCTGAACGCGTTCTGGTACGTCCAGAGCAACTACTCGAAGTACGGCCTCTACTTCGGTCCGCGCTCTGACCAGAACCGCGTCTACTTCGCGACGTCGATCTTCTGCGACCGCGCGATAACGATCGACCGCGCGGGGCAGACCGAGATCATGAACGGGTCGTTCGTCTTCTGCGGCACGGACACGTCCAGCCACATCGAGGTGAGGCGCGGATCCCACGGGGTGCTGCTGAGCGGCAACTGGCACGAGAACTCGGCGGCGACGGCGTGCTTCGGGTTCCAGGGCGGGATGCAGTCGTTCGTGTCCGTCGGTGAGGTTGACGGCTACGGCGCCGGCGGCTCCATCCAGTCGCCCGGGGCCGGGACGTCGACCGCGGTGGCCGGGACGACGCTCGACTACCCGCACCTGTATAACTTGCCACCCGGCAGCGGGCACACGCTGTACCTCGCGTCCGTCGGCAAGGTGAACCAGTTCACGTTGCGCCGCCCGTCCGAGTACATCAACAGCGGGCTGTCGAGCTTCGACGCGCTCGTCGCGATCCAGTCGGGGCAGGTTCCGACGACGACCGACACCCAGGTCGCCGTCTACGACATGCCCGACACGATGACGCGGACGCAGATCTTCCAGAACCTGGGCGGAGGGGCAGTCACCGCCGCTATCCAGAGCGGCAAGGTGCACGACAGCGTCACGCTCGGCCTGGACACGACGGCGACGCACACGTTCCGAGGCACCATCGTCCAGGACGCCCCGGCGAACGGCACGGCGTTCACGACGAACAACACGAAGACGGGCCAGACGGTCGGCTCCGTCGTGTGGAAGCTCAACACGACGGGTTCGTCGTTCGACACGACGGCCGGAGCTTTGTTCCCGGTCGCGCTCTCCATCACCGACGCCGCGACGCGCTCGGCCGGCGCCAACTCGGTGGGCAAGACCGGCTTCTCCGTCGACGTGCTCAACGGCCAGAGCAACACCGCGATAACGACGGTCCGGGGAGACAATCGCTTCAACACCACGAGCGGCATCACCGAGTTCGCCAACGCCGTCTACTACTCCAACGAGATCGCGCCCACCTCGCTCAGCGCCGACCAGACCGACTACAGCCCGACCGGGCTCGCCAGCGCGTCGCTGATCCTCGTGACGTCGTCGGTCGCTGTGAACATCAACAGCCTCGCGCTCAACGCCAACTCCGCGGGCGGCCGAGACCTCGTGATCCGCAACGACAACGCGAGCGGCGGCAGCAACGTGACGCTCAAGGACGAGGCCGCGGCGCTCGGCACGGCGTCGATGCGCTTCGCCGGGCGTGCGCACGCCGACACCGTCCTCACGCCAGGCACCTCGGCCAGGCTGAGGTACTCGATCCTGAAGACGCGGATCCTCGTCATAGGAGACACGCTGTGACCCGGGAGGACTCTCGTGGGTAACCTCGCCGGCGACCTCGCGTTCGACCTCGGAGGTTCGACGGGGGACAGCTACAAGGCGAAGCTGATGCGCCGCATGCTGCCGCCTCCGTACAACAGGGACTACAGCTCGGTCATCGGCGCCCTGATAACGGTGATCGGGCAGAGCGACAACCTGATCGGCGGTCTCTTCGGGACCGCCGACTTCCTGCCGGACGAGGTGTGACGTGGGGTCAACCGAAGCGGCCATGAGCGTGATCCAGCAGGTCCGGCGGACCATGCTGGTCAGCACCGCCGGAGGCGTCTACCTGGACGCGGTCGGCAACAACCGCGGCGTACCTCGTCCGGAGAACACGAGCGACGACGAGCTGTACCGCCGCCTGGTCAAGGTGCTCGCGTGGCTCCCCAAGTCGATCCTGCTCTCCTACTACGCGCTGCTCGCGGCGGTGTTCGGGTCGCAGGCGCAGGTCGCGTCTCAGATCGGCAGGCCGTGGAGGGTGTACGAGGTCGCCGCCAACGAGGTCATCATCGAGTTGCCGGCGGCGCTCATAGCCGGGACGATCGAGACCGCGTCCTACGTGCACGGCGCCAGCGGGTACGCGCGCGTGCCGTCTGGTTCGTCGAACGTGTTCACGACCGACTTCGACCTGAGCGCGTCCTCCGCGGTCTCGGTGGTTGGCCTGGCCGTCTACGTCGAGACGGCGCCGGGTACCTGGACGAGCTACGTCGTGGTGAACTACTCGTTCGCCGCGGGCGCGGCGACGGTCCAGGTGAACGCCTCGACGCTGCCGACGGGTGGCGGGCGGTTCTACCTGGAGGTCCCGGGAGACGAGGTCGCCAGCTACCGCGGAGACTACGTCGCGACGAGCGGGGTCGGGTCGCTGTACTCGACCGCGGCCGGCCCGGCGACGAACACGCTCTCGGTGGTCGGCGACGTCACCGGCTCGACGCGGCCGGGGATGTCGGTCCAGATAAGCGTCAACGGGGTGTTCCAGGCGCGCGTCGTCGGCGGTTTGTCGTACAGCAGCGCCACCAACGTCAGCACGGTGACGGTCACGACGACCGACGTGCCCGGCGGTCAAGTCAACCAGGCGTTCGTCGTGCCGCAGGAGATAGCCGACACCGCGACGACTCCGCCGCACAGCGACCGCATATACTTGACCGGGACAGGTCTCTACCAGATCGTCCAGTTCTACCTGGACCTGCTGGTGCGCGCCGCCGGGGTAACCGTCCGCCTCATGATCGTCTAGGAGGTAAGCATGTCGACTGGAGACGTCATCAACCCGAAGCGCGTGCGCATGCAGGCCAACGAGCGGTTGGACCAGGTCGACGTCGACGCGCTGTCCATCGCCCCGAGGGAGCACCTCGACGCGTACGCCCGCGCCGTCGAGGCGGCGCCCCGCAACGTCGGGGCGACGACCCCGACCGGGCTCATCTATCAAGGGTTCGGGATGACGCTCAACCCGACCGCGCCGACCGACGGCAAGATCCGCGTCCAGTCCGCGCTCGGGGTCGCGTTCGACTCCAACGGGCGGCTCCTCGTGAAGGAGGCCGGTACCCAGGTCGACCTGACGCTGTCGGTCGGGAACTCTCAGATCTACGCGTACTACATCGAGAACAGCGACGACACCACCGTCCGCCGCAGCATCCCGGTGTCGTCTCCTTACCTGGAAGGTCCGTCGTCCATCGCGACCAAGCTGAAGGGCGGCGTCGCCTTCTTCGTGCGCGCCGGAGACCAGACGTCGATCGTGGCCAGCGACGTGATCAACGGGGCGACGACGGCCCTCTGCTTCCTCGGCGTCGCCAACAACTCGGGCGGCACGGTGACGATGACCGGGTACAACGGGACCACCGCCCCGAACGGCGTGTTCGCGACCAACAGGGTCACTTCGGTCGCGCTCCCGTCCACGCTGCCGACCGTGAACACGATGAACGGCCCGGTTGGCACGATGCAGGACCTCGCCAACGTCGCGCTCTACATGATCGGGCAGGCGATGTGGAGAGGCTCGAGGAACCTCACGCCGAGCGCGTCGAACAACTTCGGGGCGTTCTCCCTGCCGACGGCGGGGCTCGACGGGATGTTCAACGCACAGACGGAAGCTACCGTGACTCCGGTGACGAGGTGGCGCGACTGGCAGGGATTCACCCGCTCCGTCGTCGACCACAGCGGCTACCGGATGGGGCAGGTCACGGAATACGATCAGAACTGGGCGTCCGGAGGGGCGAAGGTGGTCTCGTGCTCGATGATGTCGGCGGGCACGGCCATATCGAGCACTGGCACGAACGGCCCGCAGGTCGCGTCCGGCGCCAACGGGGGCGGGGTCCTGCTGAGCGGCACGGGGGTATCCGCGTGGGGCATCTCGCTGCACGGCCTCAACCCGGGGATGACGGTGACGCAGTTCCAAGCCGCGTACATCAGCGTCAGCGCCAGCAATCAGTTCTCGTTCCGGGTCTACACGGAAGACGCAGGGGACGCGTTCACCGCGTCGGGGATTAGGATCGCCGAGGTGGTCAACCCAGGAACCCCGGCTCCGGGTGTGAAGACGCTCGCGGTGATCACCGGAGGCTCCGGAGCCTCCGGGTCGATGCTGCCGTGGACTGTCCCGCCGCAGGGGTCGCTGTCCGCGCACTGCGCCGTGTCGGCAGCTCCGGCTACGATCCTCTGGACGAACGTCGTCGCGACGGTGATCGCCGACCCGGAGGGTTGGCGCTGGACGTCGATCAACGCGAACACGAACGCCGGGTTCGGACGGCGCACGTACTCGAACCCGAGCGCGAGCATCAACCAGCGGTCGGTGACGCTGTCCGGGCAGGGCGGCAACTCGTCGTCGGGTAGCGCAACGCTCACCGCCGAAGCGTACGAGTGCTTCCTCAACGCGGACGTCGCGTACGTCCAAGAGTGGATGCTCGCCACGGGAACGATATCCGACGCGACGAACAACCGCCTGTTCGCGATCGGCATACAGAACAACAACGGTGGGTCAGAGAACAGGTTCGTCTACTTCTACAACCAGAACACGACAGCGAATTGGCAACTCCGCGTCGTCGGTTCTTCTACAACGGACACGGACACGGGTGTCGCGATCGCGGCGAACACGACGTACCGTATGCGACTCGAGATCCTCGGCGCGAACGTGTCCACCGCGGGGTCCACCAACTTCAGGGTCCGAGCGTTCATCAACGGCAACAAGGTGGTCGACATCGTCGTGTCGACGCTGCCCGTGGCTGACATGATCCGTCCCTACATGCTCGTCGGGACCACCAGCGCTTCCGGGGGCCCCTACAGCTACAGCGTCGGGCGTCTGCGCCGCGCCTGGAACCACCTGCTCAACGGTGACAACCTGTAGGTCGTGGTAGATCTTAAGCAGGAGGTGCACACATGTACGTTGTACGCGGCACGCCAGTGAACATCAATGGTCGAACCGGGGGATCACCGGGTCCCGCGACGACGACCGCGGTGCGCGTTCCGATGCCGGTCCCGGCCGGTCGCGCGAAGCTATCCAACCCAGCGGGGCCCCAGCTGATCGCGCCGTCGACGACGTTCGCCCGCTATATCCGAATCCGTAACCTCGACGCGACGAACAACCTCCTCGTGAACTTCCTCGACGGGTCGCAGATCACCGTCTTGAAGTCATCCGAGGAGGAGTTCAGCGGGACGATCTCGTGGATCGTGGTCCAGGCGTCGGCTGCCACGGTGCAGTGGGAAGCGCACGCGATCGTCGCGTAATTTCCCGCACTGATTTCGTGTGCAGCGTAATGTAGCACGGCTCGGCGCCGACTCCGCTGGTGAAACTGGAGGTTAAGCGGTACTGATCATGAAGGTGGTCCACGCAGTATGTGACCACCAGGGTGCTCACATTCAGCCGAGGGAGTCAGATGCCCAAGCGACCAACGAGGCCGTCGATGGTGGTTCCGACTCTCAACGACGGGACCGATCCCGGCAGCCGCGCCTGCGTCCCCGGCCGCACAGCCCTCGCCAGGATAGAGCAGCTGTCGCAGCGGCTGGAGGAACATGCAGAAGAAGACGACGAGAAGCTGATCGCTGTCCGTGACGAGATCCACGAAGTGCGCGGTGACGTCAGGGAGATCAACGTCAAGCTCGGAGATATGCGCGTCGACATGGCTAAGACTCTTGCAACCGTTAACAACATGAGTTCGGCGATGACCGAGCAGCAAGAGATCAAGCGCGTCAGGATGATCTCTGCCATCGAGACAAACAAGGCTGAGAAGATCGCGGAGATCGACGACGAGCGAGACCGTAAGAAGGCGAAGCGGGCCCTCTGGCTGAAGATCGGCTTGGTGCTGCTCGGTCTGGTCAGCACCGGCGCCGGCATGCTCATCGAGCACTATCGCTGACGTGGTACCATCCGCCCATGAGCGGTGAAGTGCTGTGCTCCTCGGTGCTCGACGCCGCGATCGCGGTCGCGGACGTGTCGAGTTTCGGTGACCTGACCGCGACGGTCGTCGCGGCGGACCCCGCGATGGTCGCCGACGTGGAGGGCGCGTGAGCTGCTCCCACCCGCAGGCGCCTGCGGTGGCGCTCCACGTCACGCGTGGCGCGAGCAAGGTGTTCCTGTTCACCGTGCGGCTCGCCGCGGGCAACCTGATCGACCTGACCTCGGCCAAGGTGTGGTTCACGGTCAAGAACCGCGTCGAGGACGTGGTCGTCCTGATCGCGAAGAAGAACACCGCGGCCGGTGGCGTCGACAACCAGATCCTCGTCACCACTCCGCAGACCGGCGCCGCGCTGGGGCAGTTCCGGGTGTTCATCGATCCCGCGGACACCGCGCTGCTCGATCCGCGCGAGACGTACTGGTGCGACGCGTGGGTGCAGCTGCCCGGCGGCCCTCCGATCAACCGTCAGCAGGTGATGACCAACCGGCAACTCATCATCGAACCGACCGTGACAACGTCGTTCTAGGAGGCACCGTGACGATATCGGGGACCGCTCAGCTCATCGGCCGCTTCAGGTACATGTCGCTCGTCCCGAGCACCGACACGTCGTCGAACCCGACGTGGCTATCCGACGTGCTGGAGACCATGGCGTGCTCCGGCCGCAAGGAGGAGGAGTACACGCTCGTCGCCGACGGCGACACCGCGGTCAGCTTCGGGTCGATCGCCACCGCCGGCGCCTCGCTCGTCGTCGTCAAGGTCATGCCGTTCGTCGGCGTCCCGCCGTCGCCGGGGTTCCCGAACGGTGTGCCGGCGGCGCCGAACCCCGTCGTCGTCAAGCTGACGAGCGGAGCGGGGTCCGCGACGATCCCGGTCGATCCGTTCGCCGTCTTGTTCGCTGTCGGCGTGCCCTACACGGCGATGACCGTCGCGAGGGCGGCAGGCGTGCAGACGACGGTCAGGATCCAGCTTTTCTCCGCCGGATCGTGAACGTCGACGTTCACGTTGACGATGTCAACTCGAAATTGTAGTCTTCTCTCATGGATTCCAACAGGGTCGCGAGGCGAGCCCGAAATCGTGCCAAACGTTCCAGGCAGCGTGCCGCAGCGGCTGAGACTCGCCTCATGGCCGCTCGTGTCCGTATCGGTCCGGATCCCTCAACTCGTGTCGTCGACGAGTCGTCGTTGACGCGGCGCCCTTTCGAGAAGATGGTGGCTGACTACCGGGAGACACCTGTGTCGTGGCGTGACGTGTGGGGCGAGTAGTCGGTGAGCGGCGCGCCACGGTCACGCGACTGAGCAACGTGCGTTGCCGCGTATCGTTCAGCTACCCGGACCTAGTCGACGCTGACGCTGGCAAAGCGCGCAAGAAGATCCTCGGGTTGCTGGACGACGCGCTCGCCATCGAGCAGAAGGGCGCGCACTTCAACCCGACCGTGCAGAGCGGGCTGTGGGACGGGCGCAGGCACGTCTTCCACAAGAACGACGACGACGGGACCTTCCCGGCCGGGGTCGCCAGGCGCGTGAAGGCGCTGCTGCGCGAAGCTGGGTACCGGGTGATGAGGACGCGGGACGACCGCGCGAGGACGCACGGGCCGATCCCGACGGAGATATCCGACGACATGCTCGCCGGAGTCACCCTGCGCCCGGACCAGCTCAGGGTCATCGCGGCGGCCCTCGAGAACGGTTGCGGGCTCCTCCACGTGGCGACCGGAGGCGGGAAGACGGAGATCGCGGCGGCGATCATCAAGACCCTCAACCAGGCGGCCTCGCGGCGGTGCCTGTTCCTGGTCCACACGAAGCAGCTGCTCGGCCAGGCTCGCGAGCGCATCGCGCTCCGCCTCGGCACGATCGAGGAGCACATCGGCGTGATCGGCGACGGGAGATTCGACCCGAAGCACATCACGATCGCCACCGTGCAGAGCTTGACCCGGGTGCGGAACGACACGCAGAAGAAGGTGATCGCGAAGTACCTCAAGACGATCGACCTGCTCATCCTCGACGAGACGCACCACGCGTCGGCGAAGACGTTCTACCGGCTGGTGTCGCGCATCGACGCGCCGTGGCGGTTCGGCATGTCGGGGACGCCGTTCGGCCTCGCGGACGGCAAGGGGCTTCTGGTGGAGGCGGCGTTCGGCCCGGTGGTCGAGCGCGTGACGAACGCCGAGCTCATCGAGCTCGGCGTGAACGCGAAGCCCACCATCCGCATGCTCGAGGTCTCCGGTCCGAAGCTCGATGCGAACCTCGACTGGCAGGGTGTGTACAAGGAGGGCATCGTGCTCAACGACGAGCGGAACCGGATGATCGCGCGCGAGGCCGCGGCGTTCGCGCGCAAGAAGTGGCCGACGCTCGTGCTCGTGCGCGAGCTGTGGCACGGCGACAAGATCGCCGAGCTGCTCCGGGAAGCGGAGATCCCGCACGCGTTCGTTCACGGGCAGATGCCGATCTCCGAGGTCGAGCGTCAGAAGGATCGGCTCGCCGACGGCAAGATCCTCGTGCTGATCGGCTCACCGATCCTTGGCGAGGGCGTCGACATCCCGGCCATCAGAGGGCTCGTCATCGGGGACGGAGGGCAGTCGGTCGCGAACGTGCTGCAGAAGCTCGGGCGCGGTCTCCGTCGCAAGGTCGGAGACAACCGGCTCGACGCTGTAGATTTCTGCGACTTGACCCACAAGTGGTTAGCGCAGCACAGTCAAGAGCGGTTGGCGCTATATGAGTCGGAAGGATTCCAGGTCACCTTACCGAGCATCGGCGCGCACGGTTCTGTGGACAAACCTGTGTGTTCTGTGGATAAGCAGACGCAGGAGACGTTCGTCGAGATCTGAAGCAGCGAATACTGGCAATCAAGCATCTTGACACTCGAGGCCGGTGTACGGTACTGACTCAGGGTGCCACCCGATCGCGCGCCCGCGACACAACCAGTTGCAGCGTGTGCTCCCGGGAGAGAGCGTCGGCGCGCGGTGGCCGAGGAGATCTGCGTGCTCTACTACGAGGCGGTCAGGGCCGAGGTGTCCGCCCTGACCAAGGGCGGGCGGCAACACAAGCCGTCTCGGGGCCTGCAGGACGTCGACGCGTCGACACGTCGAGCTTTCCGTAAGGCCGCGCGCATCGCGCTGGAGGAGGACGCCGACGCTCGCGAGTACGTCGTCGCTCAGTTCGCGATGTGGCGGTCGGCCTCGGCGTACCACAAGAAGTTCCTCCTCCCGAGTCCGCAGCAGATGGGTACGGAGGGCGCGCGGGTGCGCTACCTGCAATACAAAGCGTCGGGTGTGATCAGGCGGTCGCGCAAGGTCACGCTCGACGCCGAGCAGGACGACCACAAGCGGTGGTACGTCGAGGAGCGCCAGCTCAAGGGCATCGCCCGCGTCCAGCGCCTCGACCCCGCGGACGTGCTGGCGCAGCAGCCGGAGAGGTTCTCCCGCGCGTTCTTGGAGCGCAAGGGCGTGTGGGACGCGCTGCGAGACCTCTGGGAAGAGAGGACGACCAAGTGACGGCCGGCGCTGCGGCCAGGGTGTCTCCGTGGGCGGAGATCGAGCGCCGCCACGCCATGGCGTGGAGTCGCTGGCTGACAGCGGAGAGGTTGCTCGGCCCGCCTCCGAGGCCGCGCGGCTTGATCGTCGGGGAAGCTCCGGGACCTAACACGGACGCGCGGTTCCCGCTGTTCCCGCACCCGAGCAACTCCGCTGGTGCTCGGTTGTTGAAGTATTCCGGTGTCGAGCCGACGACCTGGCTGGGCAAGCTCGTGCGGGTGAACTTGTGTGACGGAGCGTGGTCGGCTCGCCGCGCGGCGGCGGGGCGCGCGCGCGTCCTCGCGTACCTGCTCGACGACGCTAACTTCTACGACGGAGAGCCGTTGCGCGTGCTGCTGCTCGGCGCCCGCGTCGCGCGGACGTGGTCCTGCTACGGATCGTTCGGGTACGTCGAGGAGCACCTGTACCAGGGCGGCGGCGTCAATGACAGGGTCATCCGCATGGCGTGGATCCCGCACCCGTCGGGTCGGTGCCGGCTCTACAACGATCGCCGGAACCAGCTGCGCGCTCGCCGCGCCGTGCTCTGGGCGCTCGGCGAGAGGAGCGCGCCTTGAGCGTCTACGTCGACAAGTCAGCCAACTTGTATAGGTCGGCGCGGGGTCGCCGGATGGTCATGTGCCACATGATCGCGGACACGCCGGACGAGCTCCACGCGATGGCGATCGCGGTCGGCCTGAAGCGCCGGTGGTTCCAGGCGTCGCCGCCGGCTAGCTTCCCGCACTACGATGTGTGCAGGAGCAAACGCGCGCTGGTCGTCTCTGCTGGCGCGATTGATTGTGACCGCAACGAGTTCGTCGCCGCGGTGCACCGCATCCGGGCATCTAAGGCTTTCCATTGAGGAAGAAAAGCGACCGGAGCGAGTTCGACGCTGGCGGTGCGGACGACGTCGTCCCGTCGTGGAAGATCGACTACGGGAAAGATTTCGAGAAGCGGATGCTCCGGGTGCTGTTCGCGGACCAGGAGTTCGCGACCACCGCCGGCGTCCACCTCAACCACCAGCTGTTCTCTACTCCGGCGCTGCGGTGGGTCGCGCAGAAGGTCGTCGGGCACGCGCGGGACAGCGGCGTCGGCATCAGCAAGGACGCGCTGCGCATCGAGATGGTCCGCGACGCCAAGGTCGGCAGGATCACCAGCAAGAACCTGGACGCGATCGAGGCGCTGGTCGACACCGTCGACCACACGGTCAAGGATCGGAGCTACGTCAAGGGTGAGCTGTTCAAGTTCATAAAGAACCAGGTCACCGACCGCGTGGTGCGCGCGTGCCTCGACCACCTGGACGCGCAGGACTTCGACGCGATCGACGGCGAGGTGCAGAAGATCCTGGACGTCCAGTCCGCGCTCGGAGGCGGGCTCGGGCACTTCTTCGTCCGCGACCGGCTGGTGCGCCGCGAGCGGCGACGGAAGTACGAGCCGAACGGGGTCAGCTCCGGGCTGTTCATGGACGAGCAGCTCAAGCCCAAGGGGGCCCCGCCGAAGTCGCTCGTCACCGTCGTAGCTCCGAGCGGCGTCGGTAAGAGCAACACGCTGATGTACATGTGTCGCTCCGCCGTTATCAACAGCAACGCGCCGTCTCTCTACGTCACAACTGAGTTGTCCGAGGAGGTCGTCAGCGACCGACTCGACGCGTCGTTCACGAGCGTCAGCATCAACATGCTCGAGAAGGAGCGCAAGAAGGTCAGCGCGAAGGTACGCAACCTCGGTTTGAAGCGCGGCGAGCTCCTCGTCGTCAAGGAGTTTCCGCCCGGGGTCCTCACCCCGGGAGGTCTGCGCGCCTACATCCGGCAGCTCGAGAGGGTCGGGTTCTACCCCAAGTCGATCTACATCGACTCGCCGGACGACATGGTGCCGGACCCGGCCGACCGCGGGCGCGACCGGGACGGGTACGAGGATTACGGCGCGGTGTACCGTGGCAACCGCCGGCTCAGCTACGAGGTCATGGCTCCCGTCCACGGAGCGTCTCAGACCCAGCGTGGCGCCCTTAACAAGGAGCACGTCGACTGGGACCAGATTGCTGACAGCGCCAAGAAGGTGATGGTGTCGGATGTGGTGCTCATCCTCCAACAGACGCGGGAGGAGTACGAGCAGAAGGTGGGGCGGTTCTACCTGGCGAAGAACAGGTTCGGCTCGGCGAAGCGGGAGTGGAAGGTGCGCCTGGATTGGGCGAAGATCGACATCCGCACCATCGGATGAGGAGGAAACAATGACGAGCAACCGGGTGTCAGTCGACCAAGAGGAATATTCTGCTCTCATGTCGCTCAAGGAGCGCTACGAGGACCGCGCGATCAGGATGGCTCAGGTCGCCAATCGAAATCATGACCTCCTAATGACGTGCGACGCCCAAGCTCGTCGCCTGGTCGAGGTCGACCTCATGGTGCAGAACTACGAGCGCATCAACGGGATGCAGCGCGCGCTCATCGACGCCATGCGCGCTGACCGGCCGCAGGTCGCTTCGATGGAGGAGCTCTCTGAGTTTTGGAGACAGTGGAACGTGACTACCAAGAATATGGTGGTGTCGAACCCGCAACAGCGTGAAGAGGTGTCGAAGCTGGAACCAGACCTATTCCGGTCGTGGTCTTCGTGGATCAGAGAAGTCCACAAGAATAAAGCGACGACAGCGGCGAACACCCGCGCAGACGTAGAAGCTAGGCAACCGAGCTCACAGAGCGAGCTGCAGAGTAACATCCTCGCCAGCCTGCGGGAGCAGAACGCGATGATGTCTTCTCGGGTGCGCGAGTTGGAGGTCGAGCTCGACGCGTACAAGAGCAGAAAAAAGGGATAGCGACGGTGCCGGTCAATTTCCTGGCGGTGGACCGGGCGTTCGACGCCGAGCGCTACGTGCTGGACATGCAGCCAGACGCCCAGCGCAGCGGCGGCAACCTGGTGGTGACGTGCCCGCGCTGCGAGAAGCCCAAGCTGTGGGTGCTCGTGGTGGACCGCGACGACGTGCGGGCCCCGGCGTGGCGGTGCTTTTCCAGCGAGTGCGGGGACGCTGGGCGGACGGCGCTGTCGCTGATCCGTCGGCTCGAGGACTGCGACACGTTCCACGCGTTCGAGCAGATCGCCAGGTACACCAAGGGCGGCCAGCCGCTCGTCAACCTGCGCAGGCTCGTGGAGGAGCGCCTGGCCGGCGACGTCGAGGTGTGGAGCGACGACGCCGCCACGGTCCCGCTGCCGGACGAGTTCATCCCGGTGCGCGCCGACCACCGCGGGTCAGACCTGCCGCCGTATTTCGGGGAGCGCGGTATCGGGGTCAAGAAGGCCGTCCGCTACGGGATCGGGTGGTGCGAGGCGGGGTACTTCCGGAACCGCCTCGTTGTCCCCGTCACCAGGGGAGACGAGGTTGCGTTCTTCGTTGCGCGCTACATGGCGTCCAAGCTGCCGATGTGCAAGGCGCCCAAGCTGCCGTGCACGAGGTGCGGCGGGAGCGACGAGCACAAGCGGTTGAAGAAGACCCTGTATCCGAAGGGCGCGAAGCCTGGGCGGCACCTCTTCAACTACGACCGGGCGCGGTACTGCCGGACGATCCGGATCGTCGAGGGTGCGCTAGACGCTGTCCACGTCGGCCGCTCGGCGGTGGCGACGTTTGGCACGAGCCTCAGCCAGTACCAGCTCGAGATGCTGATGCGGACCGCCGCGGAGGAGATCGTGATCATCTGGGACCGGGATCCCGGAGCCAAGGCCGGTGCGTCCGGTTACGAGAAGGCGCAGGAGCTCGCGACCCGGCTCGCGGACCTGTGGCGCGTGCGCGTCGTCGAGCTCCCGGACGCGCGCGACCCCGACGAGCTCACCCGCGAGGAGCTCAGCGACCTCGAGCGGTCAACTCCCGTGCTCGATGCGACCGGGGCCCGCAGGTCGTACGTGATCAGCAGGTTGGAGAGGCGCGCTGGGAGCTGACGGTCGCGGTAGGTGAGCGTTTCTGTTGACAGTGTCATCGCATAAGCTACCATCGCAGCGCGATGGTCGACAAGAAGACGAAGAAGATCGGGACCAACACAAAGGGACCTGACAAGAAGAAAGAAGACGAGATCATGGACCGCGCAACGTTGAAGGAGATCGCGACGAACGTGCAGGTCAAGGTGTTGAAGTCGGACAGCGACGCCGATCTCCAACGAAAGGTCAACGACGCGATCCAAAAACTGCCGTCGGGTGCCGTCTTGAAGCAGCTGGAGTCCATCGATCCAGTGAAGCTGACCACGGTGTTGAAACGTGACTGCATCGGGATATTCGTCGACTTCTCGGACGTCTCTTGCGTCAGGTGTGCTGACGCCAAGCAGTGCGTTCGCCAGTTCGTCGGTAACCTCCGCGACGGGATGAACGCAGTGAAAGACGCCGCCGCTGCTGACGAAGCTGAAGCGGCACCGAAGCTGAGCTCTCAGAGCAAGCTCACCCCGGTCACCCGGTACGACCCCAAGCGGGCGATGTGGGTCCGCGACGTCAAGAACCCGAACCCGAAGACCGACGACTACTACGACATGATCCAGCGCGTGCTCGTCACCCAGCCGGAGACCCTGGGGCAACTGCGCACCATCGTGGAGCAGGAGTTCGACCTCGACGGGGACGGCGACTTCATGAAGTTCGTCACCGCCCTCCGCGACCCGAAGGAGGGCGTCATAAAGCTTGATTGTGACTTGTCCGAGCAGGACAAGAGCGCGCTTAGGGAAGCTGGATACGACGTTTGATCCGTAACTGAAACATCAACGAGAAAGTGAAAACACATGGCGAAGAGTTTGTTCGTGTTGACCGTACCGACCACCATCACCGTCGCAATCGAAGCATCAGATGAGAAGGACGCTGTCGAGAAAGCCAAGACAGCTATCAAGTCGGTGCTCGGGACGTCGTTCGGTGTGATCAGCATCGTCGGAGATCCGAAGGTCATGCCGGTGACATCCGCTAAGTCATCCAAGAAGGATGACGACGAGGAAGAGGAGGACGACGAGGAAGAGGAGGACGACGATGAAGAGGAGGACGACGAGGAAGAGGAGGACGACGAAGAAGAGGAGGACGACGAGGAAGATGAACCAAAGAAGTCTGATAAGAAGTCGGACAAGAAGCCCGATAAGAAGTCGGACAAGAAGCCCGAAGGCAAGAAGATCAAGATCAAGCTCAAGGGATAACTGTGAGTGACCGGCCGCCGACCCAATTCGCCGAGACGCCGAAGCAAGCTCGGCGTCTCATGGACGAGCTCTACAGGGAAGCTTACCTGCGTGGGAGGGTAACCGCGGTCGACACCGAGTTCGTCCCCGTCACGCACGAGCCGGTCCTGCTGTCCTACTCCTGGGGCAGCGGGATCCGGCGCGTCGTGCGCGCCGAGCTGGTCAAGGAGTTCTTCGGGGACTGGCTGACCGACCGCCAGTCCAAGATCGCCTACCAGAACTACAAGGAGGACGTCGAGACCATGGAGGCGATCGGGCTGCCGCGGAGCGGCCTCGTCGACTCGTTCTACGCCGACGTCATGATCATGGGCGTCCTCCGCGACGAGACTCTCCTGAAGCACGGCCTCAAGGCTCAGATGTTCCACTGGCTGAAGTGGTTCCGCCGCGAGTACGGGCAGCTGTTCTGTTACGTGCCGCTCGGCAAGAAGAAGGCGATCGTCATGGACCCTCGGCAGGTCATGGACGACCTCCCGCCGGACGCCGTGACCAACGCGGTGGTGAAGTGGGGCGGGTCGAAGGGTGACCACAAGACAGGCGAGATGACCCGGGACGCGTGGCGCCAGCTGATGGTCGACTACGCCGGCGACGACGCGGAGGGCACGCAGGTCCTGGCGGTGAAGCACCGCCGGTACCTGAAGCAGACCGGGTACTGGGACGCGTACGTCGCGGTCGACAGGCCGTTCACGCTCACGCTGATGCAGTGCGAGGACGCGGGCGCCTTCATCGACCAGCCGATCCTGCGCAAGATCCTCCGCAAGCAGGAGATCCGCATCATACGCGCGCAGCACTGCTTCCGCGCCGCCGCCGGGAACCCGAGCTTGAACCTGCGGTCCGGGCCGCAGATGAAGAAGCTGCTGTTCGACGAGTGGGGTTGGCCAGAGCACCCGTCGGTGGAGACCGACAGCGGCGGGCTGTCGATGGACAAGGAGGTGCTCCAGTGGTGGTTGAAAGAGCACAAGCTCCAGATGGCAGAGGTGAAGTTGGCGTTCAACAACGCCAGCACGATGAAGGGCACGTTCTTGCTCGGGATCCTGAACGGGTTGAGCGACGATGGTCGGCTGCGCTCAGACCTTAACCAGATAGGAGCCAAGACGTCTGGCAGGATCAGTTCAAGAAAATTTGACGTTTTGAAAGAGAAGACCAAGACGCTCAAGTCTGGAGTAGTCAAGACTTGGATCGAGAAGAAGAAGGCCGGAGCGAACCTGCAGAATATCCCAGCTCGTAAGGAGAAGGATCCCGACGGCATCCGCGGGGCGTTTCGAGCCCCGTACGTCGGGGAGGTCACCGCGTGGGGCGACGCGGCGACGGAGCCCCACAAGCTGCTCGTGGCCGACTACAGCGGCTTCCACCTGGTGCTCGTCATCCATTTCTGCGCGAAGTTGACCAACGAGTCGGCGATGCTCGAGATCATGAGGAAGTACAAGACGCCGAGCGCCGTGCACGTGTACACGACGATCGAGATGTTCAAGCACGCGAAGCCGCACAGGTGCGACGCGTCGACCTGCAAGGACAAGACCGGGAACTGGAAGAAGCACCACGGAGAGGGCAAGCTGTACTCGCTCAAGGAATTCACCATGGACGACTGGGCCATGGTGAAGCCGCTGTTCCCCGACCAGTACACCTACGCCAAGAACTGTGTTACGGGCGAGACGATGATCCTGACCGAGCGCGGGTACAGGAGGATCGACGAGCTATGCGCCGGAGCGCCCATCGGGCGGTCGAAGCCAGCGACCCCGATCCGCATCGTGACGCGCGACGGTCTGCGCGAGGTCGCCGACCTGTACCGAGGCGGGTCGCAGCCAGTGAAGAAGGTGACGACCGAGCTCGGGTTCGCGGTGCGGGCGAACGACTCGCACGACATGCCGGTGGTGCGCGGCGGCAAGATCGAGATGGTGAAGGTCGCTGATATGGTGGTAGGTGACCTCTGCGTGATCAAGTTCGGGAGCGACGTCCACGGACAGTCGAGACAGGTCCCGCAGATGGTGCAGGGCGGCGCGACCAGCTACAAACCGATCGACCTGCCTCGGGAGCTGACGCCGGAGGTCGCCCGTTTGCTTGGCTACTACGTATCCGAGGGCTACTCGGTGAAGTCGAACACGACGTACTACACGTCGTTCGGATTCGGGCCTGGGGACGACGACATGGTGATCGACGTGGAGCGGTGCCTGCGATCGGTTGTCGGGTCGCGCCTGAGGGCAGCCGAGGAGGGACCAGCTCGCAGGCTCTACGTCACCAGCAAGGACCTGTACGAGTGGTGGAGGTTCCTCGGGTGCGGGGAGTCGTCCGAGGACAAGCAGATCCCTCCGTGCGTGCTGTCAGCTCCGTGGGACGTCAAGCGCGAGTTCCTGCGCGCGTACTTCGCCGGCGACGGCAGCGCCCACAACGGAGTCGTCAAGGCGACGAGCAAGTCGGAGCTCCTCATCCGCCAGCTTCAGGGGGAGCTGATCAACGTCGGGATCGCATGCAGCGTGGTGTCAGGCGAGATCGTCGACTACGGCGTGTTCTGGTCCTTGCAAATCGCGGCAGCTCGATATGTCCAGCGGTTCGCTCAGTACGTCGGGTTCGCGTCGGAGCGCAAGCAGCAATCGGTGAGCTCGGTGTCGCGCTCCATCGACCACTCTACACTCAGGCTAGAAGGCTTCGAGGGTGAGCACCAGACGTTCTACGACCGCGCCGTCGGAGACCTCCGTCAGCGCGTCGGGCAGTGCATCCGAGGGACCTGTCGGTTCGGCGAGAACATCGTCAGGAGATTGGACCAGGTGGAGGCGCTCTCCGGAACCGAGGTCGAGAAGATGGTCGACGACGGATTATGGACGGTGCGCGTGACGTCGATCGAGCCGGACGGAGAGGCCGAGGTGTTCGACCTCTACGAGCCGGTGCACAAGATGATGGTCGCCAGCGGTCTATTGGTTGGTGACACCAACTTCGCCCTCATCTTCCTCGGGTCGCCGTGGACGCTCGCCTACAACACGGGGCGTGACGCGAACAACGAGGCGGAGCTCGAGGAGTGCAAGCGCCACTACGACGACTGGTACGCGCTGTACCCGGAGGTCGCGCTGTACCAGCGCCACATGGTCGACCACGCGTACGAGCACGGGTGGGTCCCCACGATCGGTGGGCGCCGCGGCCACGTGCGCCGGATGCTCGAGGGGTGCGACATCAACGGTAAGTACATCCACGACGACGACAAGCGCAAGAAGATGATCAAGCACGGGGAGAGGGTGGCGACCAACATCCCCGCACAAGGGAGCGAAGCGGACATCGTCAAGATGGCGCTCAACCTGATCCGGACCAGCAAGCCGATGCGGGAGATGCGGGTAGCTCCGCTGTTCCCGGTGCACGACGAGGTCGTGTGCGAGGGTCCGGCGCGCACCGCGGAGGCGGGGCTCGCGGAGCAGATCCGACTCATGAAGGAGCCGTACCGCGACCAGATGGAGGTCGAGCTTGCAGTAGAGGGAGGAATCGGAGATAACTGGATATCGGCCAAGCCGTAGATGAATAGAGGCAAGTTGACAATGAGACCAGAAGAGTGGATATGCGCGGCTCTTTCAGTAGGAGCGGCGGAGGACAACTTCACGGTCATCGGAGTCGAGGGGCTCGGTAAGAACCGCGGGTCGCGCGTCAGGGTCCTGCATAAGGTGACCGGCGCCGTGTGGGTGTTCACGTGCAGAGTAGAGAGAGAAGGCGCGTGAAGTTCTGGGGATGCATGTAGAGATGGTGAATTATGACAGCGCATCGTAGCAAGCCAACCATCACACCGGAACGCATCGCGTGGTTCCGCTCCTATAAGGATCGGAACCCGGAGTGGGGCGTGTTCCACGTATCGCTGGCGGACCACAACTACGACCGTGGAGCATCCGAGTTCAAGATGCATGTGGGGTCGGACTGCACGATCTGGGACCTGCCTCGCAGTGAGTGGTCGGCGGACGAGCGCGACGCGGCCGACTGGTTCGACAAGTTGACGCCGTCGCAGCGCAGGCGGCTCGCGCGGAAGGCATCGTCGTGAAGTTTTGGGAGCGCCGCGAGGTCGGGCCGATCGACGCGGTCCACCCGATGACGAAGAAGCTCATCAAGGTGTACCCGCAGAGGGACGCGCGCATCAGCCACGACCTCGACGCGGAGCTGCGCCGCATGCCGGGGCTCCTGTCGTGGTGGATGGCTCTCCGGGACGAGGCCGAGAGGCACGTCAAGGAGATGCGCCACGCGGAGCACAACGTCGACGAGGACCTCTACGAGGAGTACCGCGGTAAAGCGGTCAAGGCCGCCACCGAGACCTCGATTAAGATGGCCGTCAAGCGGGACCCAAGGATGCGCCGCGCGTTCCGCGCGCGCATGGACGCGGAGGACATGCACAGGCGGCTGAAGTCCTCGGTCGAGGCGATCATGGAGAAGCGCTGGAGCCTGCAGGGGCTCGTGAAGAACGCCGCGCAGGAGCGCGGAGTGAAGGACCACGCATGAGGGAAGACTCGAGAGCGTACGAGAGCGGACCGAATGGCAACCGTCTGCACTTCCACGACGGAGGCACGTGCCACGGCAGCTCCTCGTTGAGCGAGTGCGCCGAGCAGGCGATCTCCAACGCGTGGGTCGGCAAGATCCTCGAAGTCGAGGACCGCTACAGAGACGGCACAGTTGTCAAGTGCTACAGCTTGATTGCCGGAGCCTTCGATCATCACGGCAAGCGCGGAAGGTACGTTGCCGATGTGAAGATGGTGGTGGTGCCAATCGAGATGGAAACTTGAACACAAAAACTTGAACTCGGGAGCCTGAACCAAATGAAGAGTGACAAGAACAAGAAGACGAAGAAGTCCAACGACGATCTCGACGAGATGCGGGAAGCGTTCCGACGCCACAACGAGCGCGCCAACGGGGGCGGCGGTGGAGGGAAAAACGACTACATCAAGCTGGCGGACGGCAAGAACTGGCTGTTCATCTTGCCGAGGCCAGGAGAGCGGAAGTTCTACACCGAGGGTTGGACGCACTTCAACGTCGGGCCGAACAACCGGGCGATCCGGTGCATCGACGAGGCGCACATCAACCTCGAGAGAGGGCTCCCCGAGAGCGGGACGCGCTGTCCGCTTTGTAAGAAGTTCCTACGCGAGCAAGCTCGCGTGAACAGCGAGTACGAGAAGGGCGACGCGGACGGTCAAGCCGAGTGGAAGCGCGCCAAGGACAAGTGGTGCGCGCGTCACCAATACTACTCCAACACGCTTCGCGAAGACGACGAGGGTGACTTCGAGGTCAAGATCCTCGCGTACGGACCTCAGATCTGGGGTCAGCTGATGAACTACTACGTCGGAGACGACACCGACGTCGGAGACTTCACCAACCCGGAGTCCGGGACGTGGTTGAACATCAAGAAGGACAACAAGGGCGGCGGAAACTCTAAACGACGACGCAACGTGGAGTACAAGGTGTTCCCGGTCGACGGTCCCGGCATCAATGATGCATGGGGCGCGATCAAGGACGCGCTCCACGACCTCGACGGAGCGGCGGGCAAGGTCATCTCCTCCGACGAGATGATCGCGATCATGAAGGGCGTCGACGCCGACAAGGATTCTGACGACGACGTCAGCGACAGCCGGAGCAAGCGTATCAAGCGGCGTGACGATGACGATGACGATGACGATGACGGTGACGATGACGGTGACGATGACGGTGACGATCGTCCCGTGAAATCTAAGCTCGGGAGCAAGATCAAGAAGCACCGTCGCGACGACAGGTCGTGACGATGTCGAAGATGAGCAAGGATGCGAGAGCTGACATGGTGCGCGAGATGCGCGCGCGGCACAGCTCTCGCGCGAGCGTGCGACCCGCCGCACCGACCCCAGTGCAGGACAAGGCGTTCGGCAAGTTGTCGCTGGCGCTGTCGAAGAAGTACAAAGGAGAGGTCTTCACCACGATCGCTAACGGGACGCGCGCGTCGAGCATCGACGCCGTCCCGTCCGGGTGGCGGGAGCTCGACGACCTGGTCACCGGGGAGACGGATCGGGACGCCAAGACGGTGGCCGGGTCCGGTCTGGGGTGGCCGCGCGGCCGGATCATCGAGATATTCGGGGACGAAGGTGTTGGAAAAACCTCCCTCGCGCTCCACATCATCGTCGCCGTCCAGGGACAGGGTGAGCGCTGCGCGTTCGTGGACGCCGAGCACGCGCTCGACGTGTCGTACGCGGCCAAGCTGGGCGTCGACCTGGCCAAGCTCGTGCTCAACCAGCCCGACCGCGGCGGCGAGCAGGCCCTCGACATCGTCACATCGCTGTGTGAGAGCAAGCTGTTCGGGTGCGTGGTGGTCGACTCGGTGGCCGCGCTCACGCCGCTCGCCGAGCTCGAGCTGGACCTGGAGGACAGCGCGCAGCCCGGAGGTCACGCGCGCCTGATGTCGCGGGCGCTGCGCAAGCTGGCGTCGATCGTGAGGAAGACGGGGACGATCCTCGTCTTCCTCAATCAGACCAGGATGAAGATCGGGATCAAGTACGGCAACCCGAAGACCACCACCGGAGGGAACGCGCTCAAGTTCTACGCGAGCGTGCGCTTCGAGATGGTCGTGGTGAAGACCAAGAAGAGGGGCGACCGCGTCCAGTTCCGCCGGACCAGGATCCGGGCGGTCAAGAACAAGGTCGCGCCGCCGTTCCGCGACGTGTTCGCCGATGTCTACCCGAACAGAGGGATTGTGGACGTCCACGGCGACCCGGACCTCGGTGAGGGTTCAGATGATGACTGAGTACGAGCCGCGTCCGGAGTTCCTGTCCAGGTTGGAGGCGTCGACCGCGCGGCGTAACGACTTCGTCCTATACTGCAGGTCGTGCGAGTGGGTCGGGGAGACGAACGCGGCGCACGCGAGGTCGAGCGTGTGTCCGGAATGCAGAGACTACTCCGTCAGGATTTGGCAACACACAGTTAGGAGATGAACCAATGAGGATGCTTACCGTAACGGACAGCGACATCATCGAGGCGGTCGGGTTCAACCCGACCGACAAGGACAAGTGGCTAGGGACGCTCGGCGTCGTGTTCAAGTCATCTGCGAGCGATGTCTACCTGTACGAAGGCGTCAGATACGAGGTCTACGTCAACCTGACTTCGGCGGACAGCATCGGCAAGTCGTTCCACGAGCTGTTCAGGAAAACGAAGTATCCGTTCACCAAGAGCGCGAGACCGACGCTCAACAAGTGAACATTTAGGTTGACGACGTCACCAAACTCCAACTAGAGTTAGCAACATGAGATTGATTGGTTACTTGGTCATGTGTGTAGCGGTCGGCTGCGCGTCGCCGCCCACGTCCCGCGCATCGCAACGGTCGACCGCGGCGTGCACCTCCGCCAGGAGCTTCGGCGCGATCCCGGACGACGGCGAGGACGACCGGGTCGCCCTGCAGGCGGCGCTGGACGCGTGCGCCGGGGCCGTGGTCGACCTCGAGCCTGGGGTCTACCGCGTGGTCACGCCGGCGCGCCCCGCTGGCCGCCCGCTGGCGATGCTGAGCCTGCCCGACGGCACGTCCCTGGAGGGCAGGAGCGCGGCGTCCACGACGATCGAGTTCTCCGGCGACAACGGGAAGCTCGACTGGCGAGGGTTCCAGCTCGCCAGCGGGACCGCGCTGCGGCGTCTGAAGCTGGTCAGCTCGTTCGTCGCTGGGTCCACCGTGGAGCAGACCCACGTCGCCAGGGTGGACGGTCCAGCCCGCGGCGTCCACCTGCAGGACGTCGAGTGCACCCACCCGCAGAACGGGAGCAAGAGCGGGGATTGCTTCCAGGTGGTCGGGTACCCCCCGGACCAGCTGGTCTGGGACGTCGAGGTCGACCACGTCGACGTCAAGAACGCGGGGAGGTCTGGAGTGGCGATCCACTCCGGGCTGCGCGGCACCCTACGACCCGACGGCCACTGGACGTCGCGCATCCACGACAACCACTTCCGCGACGTCAGCGACCAGCCGGTCGACGGCGAGGGGTCGGGCGGCATCGACGGGCTGGAGATCGACCACAACGTGTTCGACTACCCGGCGAACATCGAGGGCTCGGCGTCAATCCAGATCCAGTCGAGCTCGCGCGTCTTCATCCACGACAACGTGATGAACGGCCGCGGGGTCGACCTCTACGGGTGCGGCGGCTGCGTCCTCGAGCACAACAGGATCGACCAGACGGCGCCGGGGTTTCCCGCCGTCCAGCTTAGGAAGCAGGGGAGCGGCGTCAAGTTCGTCGACGAGTCGTACAGCCGGTCCCAGAGCTCCGGGACCGGCGCGGTCGTGGTCGTGGCTCAGAAGTTGAGCGCGCCGGACAACGTCGCGTTCGACCACGTCACGTTCGTCCAGCGCACGCCGGCTCCGGTGATCTCGACGATCGGGATCGCCGGGGTCGACGTCCTCAACAGCACGTTGGTTTACGACGGGACCGGGTACATGCCGGGGATGCGGGTCGACGCGCTGTCGTTCTCCGGGTCGGGTGCGAGCGTGAACCCGTCGTGCACCGACAACCAGGTACCGAGCGACAACCCCGGCGTGAGGACGACCAGGATCCGCGTCCGGGACAACGCGGTCTTCGGTCCGTACAGGTCCGTGGTCGTCGTGAGCGGGTCGTACTGCGGGACCGGGTCGCTGGAGGTGACCCGCAACGTCGCGACGGGACCGCTGCAGGGTCTGCGCTGCGAGGGAGCCGCGGTCGGGTCCGGGATCACGGGACCCGTGGTCGCCAAGGACAACAGCATCCCCGCCAGCTCCTGCGCGATGTGACCATGCGGTGGCCGACTATGAAAGACATCGTGCTGAGCGCGAAGCACCTCCCGAAGGTCACGATTGGCGCGTCAGTGTCGTTCGACACCGGGCGGCCGATCGTCGAGTTCCGGTGCGGGGACTACGACGAGTCGTCCCTCACCCCGGCGGAAGCTCGCAGGATGGCGAGGGCTTTGGTGAAGGCCGCGGAGTGCTGCGACAAGAAGTCGGCGAGCACGAAGGGTCGCTGATGAAGATCGCGATCTTCAGCGACCTGCACGTCCACGCGTGGTCGGAACACTCTCGGGACGACGCCGGCACCCCGAGCCGGCTCCACCATTGCGTGTCCGTGCTGCGTAGTGTGCGCGAGCGCTGTGTCGAGCAGGAGATCCCGGTGGTCTTGTTCGGCGGCGACCTCTTCCACAAGCGCGGCGTGCTCTACACGCTCCCGTACAACCTGGTCGTTGAGGAGCTAGCCGAGTGGCGCCGCGCCGGCTTGCGGCTCCTCGCGAACGTTGGCAACCACGACGCGGCGGACCGCCACGGCAAGGTCCACGCGCTCCAGGCGATCGAGAGCGCCGGCCTGCTCCAGTCGGTTCCCGGCCGCCTCGACGGGTGGGCAAACTGGCTCATGGCAGATGAAGATGGCGGCGGGCCAGATGTCGTGGTCACGGCGGTCGCCTACTGTCCAGGGGCCGACGAGCTCAGGCGGAGGGCCGACGCTGCGATCACGGCCCGACCAGACGGGACGGACCACTCGTCGACGTTCAACATCGGTCTGTTCCACCATGGGTTCCGCGGCGCGCGGGTCGGGACGTCACTCGAGTACCAGATCAAGGAGGACGCCGACCCGGACGAGTACGCGAAGTCGTTCGACGTGATGTTCTCCGGCCACTACCACGCCCACCAGGAGATCGGTACGCGCGGGAACGCGTGGTACGTCGGGTCGCCGATGGAGTTCGTGCGCGGTGAGACGTCGCCGAAGGGCTTCCTCGTGCTCGACACCGCGGAGGCCGAGATCGAGCGCGTCGACCTGGACTTGCCGAGATTCGTGAAGCTGACCGGCGTGGAGATCGCGGACCCCGACTTCGACGTCGAGGGTCACGTCCGCGGCAACTTCGTGGACGTCGTGTTCGAGGAGCTGCCGGTGCCCTGGGACGACGTCGACGCGACGCTCCGCAAGCTAGGCGCGGAGGGCGTCCGAGCCTGCCCGCTGCGCCCCGACAAGCTCCCGAAGTCGTCCCGCCTGGAGGTCGACCCGACCGCTGGCGACCGCCAGCTGCTGGAGGCGTACATGGAGCACGTCGGGGTCGACCCGTCGGAGCTCGGCGACCTCCTCAGGGTCGGGCTGGACCTCCTGGAGGAGGCTGCGGGGTGAGGGACGACGATCGATGATCGTCGTGTGCTGATCAAAGTGGCTGAGCGCCTGCGTCGCATCTGCAGGTTGTGATTTTCCCTGGTGTGAGGACAGCGCAGAAAGCTCCCACGGTGTACTGACGGAGCCTTCCGATCGGCGGGAAAATGCGCAAGAGCTGGACGATCGTACAACCGTAACGCGAACCAGATCAGTAACCAACGGACCGACAGGCAAGCCGATCAACATCAGGATTTTTGGAGGATACGATGGCGACAACGAACTACAAGAGCACGAGGCTGCTGGTCGAGGCGGTCAACCGGGAGATGGAGGCCGTCCGCAAGGCGGCGATGGGCAACCTGGCTCTCGGCGCGCTCAACGAGCTGCGCGAACTGGTCGGGCAGCTCGCGCAGAGGGCGGAGCGGACGGCGGTCGAGGACGTCCCGGACATGAGCCCTCCGGACTACGTCGCGACGATGAAGCCCCTCGTGGCCGAGTACCACCGCCAGCTCGCGGGGAGGAAGATGCTGCCGGCGTGCCTCTGCATGGACCTCGGCGTGGACGCGTGCGTGGTCATCGTTATCGGCGACGGCAAGACGTCGGTCTGGGCCGCCCACGACCCCGCGCGCCCCGAGGCCGCGCTCGCGGTCGAGACGCTCGTCGACGCCGTCGACGCCGGGGTGAAGAAGGTCGTAGCCGAGGCCGCCGACGTGGCCGCCGAGGTCGTCCAGGACCCGCAGACGCCGTCGTCGTTGGATCCTGCGGGACCAGAGGTGTGAAGAAGCCGAACCAGATGGACTCTCGCAACCGGGACGCGAAGGAGATCCTCGCCGACCTGGAAGCCATGGGTCGCGAGCCGTGCCGGCTGGTGGTGTCCGGGTCCCGCGCGCTCGACCCGGAGCAGATGGCCGACGCGCTCACCGAGCAGTGGTCTTCGATCGTGGAGCTGGTCGGGTTTCGGCCCGCGCGCGTCGTCACTGGGTGCCTTCCGGTCGGCGCGGAGAAGGCGGCGCGTTTGGCGGCCAAGCGGGTCACCGGCAAGCTCGCGGTCGTGTTCCACCGCCCCGACATGGTCCACAGCGCGACCGCGGCCGAGATGCTCATGAACATCCTCCTATCCAAGAGCGGCGACGCGGCGCTGATCTTGGCGACGAACTCCAAGCCCGCCTGCACCAACCTGCGACGGCAGTTCGCGGGGTGGGACAAGCGGGTATACCAGGTAGAGGTCAAGTGACATGAATCTGGACGTGAGCAAGCTCCGAGAGATCCTGTGCAGGCACGCGACGGACGCCGCCGAGCCGCAGGAGGACGGCGTCTTCAGCCTCCCGTGGCTGAGCACGGAGACGTTCTACCGGATGACCGAGGAGTACGTCGCGCCGGACAAGCGCGCGGCGTACAAGCGCGACCTCGAGCGCGCGTTCCCGGGGAAGAGGGGCGTGCTGTGATCTACCCGTTCCGTTCGATCACCTCGTTCGTCCGCCCGTTCGTCGTCGACGTCCTCCGGAACTGGAAGAGGTACGAGTGGACGCTGCAGGGGTTCGGGATGCTGCGCGCGTACCTCTTCGGTCGCGAGCTCCGCCTGCACGTCTGGGACTCGAGGTTCGCGGTCCCGGGCGTGACGACGATCCACGACCACCCGTGGCACTTTGAGTCCGCCGTCGTGTCCGGTAGCCTCACCAACACGGTGTACAAGGTGCACCCGTGCACGTACGTCGAGACGTTCACGCTGCCGCTGGCGGCGATCCGCCAGACGTACGTGGAGGCGACGATCGTCTGCGGTCCGGGTGGACGTAATGACCCGGTGGAGATGAAGGCGCGCGGGCGCCGCGTGTGGTTGGCGTCACCCGAGTCGTCGGTCGTTGCGGCGGGTAAGATGTACCGGCAGCGCTCGGACGAGGTCCACTGTACGACGTACGAGGACGGGACGGTCACCCTGGTCCGCCGCGAGTTCCTGCAGGACATGGAGCACGCGCGCGTGTTCTTCAAGGAAGCTGATGGGTGGGTGAGCGCCGAGCCGCGCGCCGCGACGCCGGACGAAGTCGACGCGATCGTCGGCCGCGCGCTGGAGAAGCTGTGAGCAAGCGGATCCTCCGCATGCGCGTCGAGAACTTCCTCTCCTTCGGCGAGGCGGACTTCGACTTCGAGGGGGCCGGGTTCGTCCTCGTCGAGGGCGAGAACGGCGCGGGCAAGAGCGCGATGGTGGACGCGCTCGTGTGGTGCCTGTTCGGGAAGACGCTGCGCGGGTACGAGCACGACGAGGTCATCCACCGCAAGGTCGGCGACGGCTGCGTGGTGACGGTCGACCTCGACGACGGCCCCGGTCCCGGGAGCGTGTACCGCGTCGGGCGCGCCCGCCGGCACCCGGAGCACAAGAACTCGCTGTGGCTGTCGTGCGACGGCGCGGACGCGTCGGGCGCCGGCGAGAAGGACACGCAGCTGCTGATCGAGCGGACGCTCGGGTGCTCGTTCAAGACCTTCCTGTCGAGCGTCGTCTTCGGGCAGGACCGCGCCTACCGCTTCAGCAGCCTCACCGACGCCGAGCAGAAGAAGATCCTCGACGAGGTGCTCGGCGTCGAGCGCTTCGCGCTCGGGTGCGCGGCGGCGCGGAAGCGGGTGTCCTCGGTCCAGGCTGGCTTGGACGTCCTGCGGCGCGACCTGGCGCGCGCGGAGGCGTCGCGCGACGAGGCCGACGTCGATGCCAGGTCCCTCACCACCAAGGACGGCGACTTCGCCCGAGCGCAGGCCGCGAAGGTCGAGGCGGAGGAGGGGAAGCTCCGCAAGGTGAAGGCGCACCTGAACAAGGCGAGGAGGTTCCGCGACGCCGACGCGCTCAAGGAGAGCCTCGCCGCCGCGCAAGCGGCGGTCACGGCGTGCGACAGGAAGCTCGCCAAGGCGGCAGAGTCGGAGACGGCGGCGAAGGTCGAGCACGGAAGCGCGGCGCGCCGGCTGGCGGAGGTCGAGGACGACCTGAAGCGCGGCGCCCTGAAGGAGGTGTGCCCGGCTTGCGGGCAGAAGATCGACGCCAAGAAGCGCGCGAAGATCGCGGCGGAGCTCGAGGCGCGGCGCGCCGAAGCGGAGGAGAAGGTGACCACCGCTGAAGCCGTCCTCGGCGGCGCCGCGGCGGCGACCAAGCACGCGAGGACGAAGCTCGACGAGGCGCGCGGCGTCCTGAAGGCGGCCCAGGAGACGTATTCTCAGGAGATCGAGGCGACGGCCGACGCCGCGGCGTGGCGCCAGCGCGCGAAGGACCACGAGGCTCGCCTCACCGAGCTGCGGGCGGAGGTCAACCCGTACGCCGCCCTCGCAGCCAAGGCGCGGACCAAGCACGCCAAGCACGCCAAGGAGGCCGAGACCATCGCCCGAGGGATCGCAGACCTCGAGACCCAGCTCGGGCACGCCCAGTTCTGGGTCAAGGCGTTCGGGAACTCCGGGCTGCGCTCCCTCCTGGTCGACAGCTCACTGCCGCTGCTCAACCAGGAGGCCGCCCGCGTCTCGCGGGCGCTCACGGGCGGGGCGATCGCGGTCGAGTTCAGCGCGACGTCCGAGCAGAAGTCGGGGAAGGTCGTGGATAGGTTCGAGGTCCGCGTCGACAACCGGCACGGCGCCGGGACCTACGCAGGGAACAGCGCCGGAGAGCGGGCCAAGGTCGACCTGTGCGTCGGCCTCGCGCTCCAGCGGCTCGTCGCATCCCGGTCGTCGGCGTCATTCAACCTCGCCGTCTACGACGAGGTGTTCGACCACCTGAGCCCCGCGTCCCACGAGCGGGCGATCGACGTGCTGTCCACCCTAGACAAGGAGAGCGTGCTCGTCATCAGCCACAACGACGACCTCAAGTCGTGGTTCCCGAGCTCGTGGAGGATGGTGAAGCGCGGGGACTTCTCGGCGGTCGACGCCTGACACCGCATTTATTGTTGACAACGTCATCAGGTGCGAGATAGTGTTCGACAAACCGCGATGGCGACGATCAAGCCGCTCCGTGACGACCTGATCCGGCGCATGCGCGCCGACCACTCCGCTAAGTCGCGACCTCGCCTGCTGTGGCAGGACACCCGGCTCGAGAAGGAGAACGGCGGCGGCTACCCGATCACCGGGCCGTGGTCGTTCCGCGAGACCTGCGGTCACCACGGGGAGTGGGCCGAGGTCGGCGAGCACTGGCTGCAGTGCAGGAGGTGCTGGTGGTGCAAGCCGAAGCTCGGTCGGCCGCCGAAGTTGGAGAAGCTGCCGGCGATCCTGAAGGGTCGGATGCTCCCGCCGCTGTCCGGCAAGGTCGACCTTCACGCGCTGTACGCGAACGGCGGGTTCGTGGTCGACGACGACCGGCGATCGGTGCTGTCGTCCGTCCGCGTCCGCGTCGTCCAGTACACGTGGGCGAACGCCGACTTCGACGTCCGCCGGTGCGGCGTCGAGGTGAGGTTCCGAGGGCGCGGGTGGAGGGAGGCCGCGGTGTTCATGGAGACGCGGCTGCACCGGCTGGTCGAGGTGCTCCGCGCCGCCGCGCCGCGCCGCCCGAAGGCGCTATGGCGGTCGATCCAGTCGGCGATGGAGCAGCGGTGGACGCCGCCGTGGGAGCGCGAGGGCTGGTCGTGACTCCGCCGAGGCACCCGATACGTGACCGCCGGGAGCGCCGGCGCCTGCGGCGCGCCCACAGCGTGCCGTACTACCCATACGGGAGCAGGTGCGTGAGGTGCCGCCGCGTCATGCAACCAGACCAGCTGCACTGGAACTCTATCCAACACCACAAATCGAGTGAGCTGTTGTGCAAAGACAGAAGGACGTGTGAGAGGATTCGCCGTAAGCTGAAGGGCAGCAGATGAAGATAATTGGCAACGGTGAGATGGAATGGGGAATCGGGCACGTCCGGCACGTCCTCGTAGCTGCGAGAGGAGCTCGGTGGGGTCTCCTGTGCCAGGTTCTCCCGAGCGACTACGTCACCTGGGACCCGACGTCGTTCCCGGTCAAGGAGGAGAAGACGAGCGAAGCGGTCGTTTGGAAGCACGACCGCAGCAAGATCAGCTGTAAGTCGTGCATCGCAGTGCTCGACGGAGCGACTATCGAGACGCACCAGATCACGCCACCGAGGAGCGCATGAGTATCATCAACGTATACAGCCCAAAGTTCGACGTCTTCCACGACCGCGCGGTCGTGATCTGGCAGGAGAAAGACGGACCTGTACAGATCACCGAGAACTTGCTGGTCCAGTACAACGCGTGGAGATCAGCGAGGTACCCGAAGAACGAGCCGCCGTCCTTCTTCTGGGAGTCCAACGGTCCGGCGATCGCGCGGGCGCTCTCCTTCTGCGGCGCGTCCGCTCTCGTGGCGTCTGCGTTCGACCGGAAGGTCCGGTACAGCTGGTTCAGGGCTACCGCGAGCCCGTTCGGAGGTGACAGCTACGGCATCTGCCCGGTCTACGCTGAGGTCGGCGCCGGCAACGCGTCGGTCGTGCACGTCACGCTGCCGACCGACGAGGAGGTCGTCTTCACGTTCAGCGCGGCCGAGATGGCGAAGACGGAGTGGGTCAGGACGTTGGACTGGGCCAAGACGGCGGGGGACGCGTGATCTTCCGTCCTGGAGAGGGCTTCCCTGTCCGGGCCAGCGGAACCGCGCGCGCCCTGGCCGCCGGCCGCGGTCGGCCGCTGTTCCGCGCGGTCACCGCCGACCCGCCGTGGCCGTTCGACGACAAGCTCCCGGGCGCCGGCCGGGGCGCCGCCAAGCACTACGACCTGCTCGACGACGCCATCGCGGCGCGGCAGTTCGTCGGCGGCGACCTCCTCGACCAGGTCGCGGACGACGCCTACCTGTTCCTCTGGCGGGTGAGCGCCGGCGGCGGTCGCAGCATCATCACGCTGGTCGAGCGCGCGTACGCGGTCGCGCGCGCGTGGGACTTCGAGCCGAAGACCGAGATCATCTGGCGGAAGAAGACCAAGAACGGCGCCCGTCACTTCGGGATGGGGTGGCACGTGCGCATGGAGCACGAGGCGTGCGTCGTCGCCACGCGCGGCAAGGTGAAGCCGCTCGTGCGAAACATCCGGTCCGTGTTCGACGCCGCCGCGCCGAGCTCGCCCAACGGGCGGGCGATCCACAGCGCCAAGCCCGAGGCGTTCTACTCGAAGATCGTGGAGAAGATGTCGCGCGGCCCGTACCTCGAGCTGTTCGCCCGGCGCCGGCGAGCGGGGTGGACCTGCGTCGGAGACGCCCTGTGACGGACGAGGTCGGGGCGGTCCGGCTGAGGAAGCTCGCCACCGAGAGGAAGCGGCGCCGGGCGCTCGCGCTGGCGAGGGCGGCGCCGCGCGGGTCGATCCAGATCTCGTTGTCTTGGGCTAACAACCCGTTGAGCTGGTTGTCTACCGTGATATTGATGCTTGCTCCTGTCGTAGTTGTGTTGTTCTCGATTTGGTTGTCTGGTAAGTTCTTCGCCAAGAAGACAGGCGTCACTCCAGACGATCCGGACGACCTGAAGAGACCTGCTTGAACCGAGAGGGCGACATGACGAGCGACGCGGACGACCTGGTCAGGAGAGCGCAGACCCAGCTCGACGAGCACCGGCGGTGGCTGGCGACCGAGATCGGCGGCACGCCGCTATCGGCGTTCGGCGGCTCGCAGGAGGCGCGCGTCGAGCTCATGATCCAGGCGCACGAGATCAAGCTCCGCGTGGCTCGGGTCTCCGGGATCGTCGCCTCCGTCGTGTACGAGTACCCGGACGACCTGTACAAGTTCCTCAGCGCGGAGATCGCTCCGGACCACCTGCGAGCGTCGCTGCGCGGTGGCCACGTGGTCGACCCGAACCAGCCGGCTTCATCGTGGAGGCGCGTCGGCGATGAGGGGTGACGACGACGCGGTCCGCGGGATGAGGGAGCGGCTGCGCGAGAGCGCCGGCAAGGGTGTCAGCCGCGGCAAGGCGGCGCGCGAGCCGGTCACGTCGATCGCCAAGGTCGAGGCCGACCGCGGGCGGAAGAACAGCCGCGTGAAGGGCAACCGAGCGGAGCTCGACGTCGCCGAGATGTTCTCGCGGTGGAGCGGGGAGGTCGTCCGCCGCACGCCGGGGAGCGGAGGGTGGTCGTCCGCGAAGTTCGGCGTCACCGCCGATCTCGTGTGCCCGAACAAGGCGTTCCCGTTCCACGTCGAGGTCAAGCACCGCGAGGGGTGGGTGCTCGACGACCTGGTCACCGGGGTCCGCCGCGACCATGACAAGAGCATTACGCAGTGGTGGAAGCAGTGCGTGGACAGCTGCCCGAAGACGAGTCCCGATCGGCCGCCGCGGGTGAGCTCCCTGGCCAAGGTGCCGCTGCTCGTGTTCCGCCGCAACCGGCAGCCGTGGCTCGTGATGATGTGCTCGGGGGCTTGCCGGCACGACGACCAGGCGGAGTTCACGCTTCAGTACGTGCCGTACCCGTACGTCGTGGTCATGCTGCTCGACGTGTTCCTCGACCTCGAGCCAGTGCCGGAAGGGCTCAAGAACCACAAGGCAGAGACATGAGCTTCGAGCGCATCGCTAAGATCCTGCACGTCGACGAGGTCAACATGATGCACGGACCCCGAGGGGTCGCGATCTACGTGCGCATCGGCAAGTCGACGCACAGCGCGATGGTCGACAACGAGGCGCTCGGCGTCGGCAAGCGGCGGCTCGAGGTGATCGCCGAGCACCTCGGTCACCTCGCTGACGCGAACACCCACAAGGTCCGCAACCGCCTCATCAAGGGTCACGTGGATCCCGCGACGGCGGCAGCCATCCAGGCGGATCGCGACACCGACCTGCGCCGGGCTTTTGCTGGCCGCGCCTGGTTCGACCGGCCGTACGACGGCCCGCTCCAGCAGGCGCAGCGCGCCGACCCAGCTCCGGCAGAACCTCCGTCTCCGCTCCCTCCGGCGCCGGCTCAGGAGCCTGACGAGGTGATGCCGAGCAGGTTCCACGCTATCATGGCCGAGCTGCAGAGCATGTAGCTTGCCGAGAGGATCTGGAAAAGATGAGACAGCTGAGATACGTCGACTTCGACTGCGCGAACTGCGGATCGATCTGTACGCGGCTGGTGTACTTCGACACCGACCTGCGTCGTCCGTGCGACGACGACACGCAGTATTGCGAAGAGGAGATCTACTCGAACTTGACGGAAGCTGGCGTGCCTTGTTGGTCTGCTTGTGGTGCCGAGTTGACCCCGCGCGAGATGAACGGCATCGGTTACATGAAGACGATCGTGAAGGGCAACGGAGACTTCTGTGAGCGCGAGCGCGCGCGGCTCGAGAAGCGCGGCGACGACCACTGGCGCAGGCAGGGCCGCGACGAGGCGATCGACCGGGAGCGAGCCTTCCTCAAGAAGCAAGGAGTCGCTGGCGGAGTCAAGTGACAGAGCACCGTCGTCAAACGTCGTCGTTGATATGAGGTGGCGCGCTCGTAATATTGCAACAGGACACTAGAGCGCGTACATCTAGAACAACTAGATGTCATTCGTGAAGACCCCGGAAGGCGTGATCATGGACGCCGACAACCACCGAGCGATGGTCGCCCTCGCGACGGAGCACGGCCTCGGCAACGTGCTGGCGATGCTGGTCCCGGCTGAGCCGTACGACCCGCAGGAGATCTTCCAGCGGTCACTGCTCGCGCGGGACCTCCGGGAGGAGACGCGAGCTGCCCAGATCGAGGACGACTTCCGGCTGCGCGGGCAGCAGCGCTACGTCAAGCGGGAGGCGCCTCCCGTCCCTCCGTGGGCTCGGGCGCGCCGGCGCGGCTGACCTAGTCCTGCCGCCACGCCTTGACGCTGACCTGGACCGTCTGCCCCGCGGCGGGCTGCGCGCCGGTCGGGTCGATCCACAGCGCGACGAACTCGCGCTCGTGGTGCGTGACGTACGTCTGGTCCTGGTCGGCCATCCCGCTCATCTGCAGCACGCCGTGCGGCTTGGCGGCCGGCGGCGGGGAGGTGCCGACGCCGGTGTTGTACTCGTAGTCGAACGAGTACAGGACGCGGAGGCCGGGAGGCGGCGGGTTCGTCCCGAACTCGAGGGAGATGCGCTGGCCCTGGGCGACGAACCCGAACCACATCTGGCCGCGCGGGTCGCGCGGGTCGAGTACGGGTTGGAGCGCCGCCGTGCCGGGGTTGAGGTCGACGATGCGGAAGAAGTCGTTCGTGTGGTTTGTCGCGGTCATTGGGTCGGGAAGATACCTACTGGCGCTGGCGATCGCACCTCGGGATCGTCGAGATCGGGCGGCACCCCTGGGGTGCGCCGCCGGCGCACCCTCCGCGCGCTCGAAGTAGCCGGAAGATGCCGGCCGGAGACCTTGTTGCGTGCGCCCGCCCCCGCCGTTACGCTGGACACGTGAGCAGGCGCATCCGTCGTCGCAGAGCCGTCGTCAAGCTGGACCTCTTCCGCAAGGCGAAGTGGCTCGTGGCAAACGGCATGCCACCGACGTACGTCGCCGAGAAGCTCCGGGTGTCGCGGACGACCGAGCTCCGCTGGCGCCAGCTCATGGACCACGACGACGCGGTCAAGGAGCTCCGCCGCCGGGTGCTGCAGCTGCCCGAGCGGTACCGAGACCAGATCGCCACCGCGATCCAAGACGCCCGGAGGGCAGCGTGAACCGTAACCGAGACCTGGCCGCCTCGCTGTGGAGCTTCTACCGAGCGTGGGCGGACAACAACTTCAAGAGCATCGACTCCGACGGGGACGTGTTCCGCGCGCGACCTGCGAGGGCAGCATGAGCGCGTCGAAGAGAGACAGGACCACCGCTCCGCGGGGCGCGACGACGCGGCCGAGCAAGGCGAAGCACGTCGGGGACCGCAACGTCGCGCCGCCCGCCGGCTACAGGCCCGCGGGCAAGGCCAAGCCCGGCGAGGCCGCCATGGATGCGCAGCTCGCCGGCGCCGAGCCGGCCGCGGCGCCGACCCCGCCGGCGGTCGAGGTCAGCGACCAGGCGCCGCCGGCCGACCCGTGGTGGACGGCCGAGCGCGAGAAGGCGTTCTCGATGACGCTCCAGGGCGTCCCGCAGCACACGGTCGCGGCCGAGCTCGGCCGCGACCGGCACACGGTGGCGAGGTGGACGGAGGACGAGCGGTTCGTGCAGCGCCTGGTCGACGAGAACGCCGCGCGCTTCCGGGCGTCGCGGCAGCGCCGGGCGATGCAGACCGTCCGGCTCACCGACAAGACCGACCGGCTCGCCAACAAGATGATCGACAAGGCGATCGAGCTGGCCGAGAAGGGCAAGGACGACCTCGGGGTCCGCCTCGCCGCGCGGGACTGGCTCCAGGAGTTCCGCGAGAACAGCCGGCGCGAGGACGAGATCTACGGCCTAGCGGGCCAGCGCGTGGACGTCAGCGTGAGCGGGCAGGTCCAGCATCAACACCAGCACCGTGGCAAGGTCGACGTCACGTTCAAGGCGTTCCTCGCGACCTCGCTGAGGAACCTGGGCGTCGACCCGGACGTCGAGGTGGTCGACCCCGGCCGCGCGGACGAGGCGCTCGCGGTCATCGCGGAGCGCGCGCTGGCCGAGGGGTCGTTCCTGGACGACCTCGTCGAGCGCGAGAAGCAGGCGCAGCTCGCCCCGGTGCTCGCCGCCGACCGCAAGTGATGAGGCCCGATCAGCGTTGAGGAGGGTGGCACGCCTCCCCGTGACAGGCGGAGATGGTGTGAGTAGCGCAGCCTCAGACTCGTCGTTCTTCTTCATCATCTACCTCGTGGCCCTCGGCCTAACGCGGCCAGCGAGGCGCGTAGCTGGTCGTTGTGGGTCTCGAGCTCGAGGATCTTCGCTTCGCTCGCCTCGAGCAGGGCGAGCGCCGTGGTCAGCGCCTCGCAGACGCCGGCGAAGTTCTTCGCCCCGAGCCGGTGACCGCAGCGGGCTCCCCACGCGGCGAGGCGGTGCATGCGGGCTCGCGGCGTGTCGGCCGGGGCTCGCGTCTGGTGGACGTCGGTGCGAGTGACGTTGTTCATGAACGTGTTCGGCTTGACGGTATTCATACTTCACCTTCTATCATCGTAGAAGCTGTGGTCGATGTAGACGATGTCATCGTTAGACAACCACTTCATTGGAGAAGTGAGAATATCAGAATTCCCTGGCACTATGCGTATCGGGTGAGAGAATTCTACTTCCCCAATGGAGGAACTGAGACGCAATTTACGGATCATATCCGAAGCATCTCGGCAGACGCTCTGGCTGTATAAGCGAGCTGCAGTGATGACGAGCAGATTCCGCTTCCTCTCCATCACGCACCGGGCGACCGCCTCGATCAGGCACTTCTGCGTGCGCCCGGATTGGCGAGGGTAGGTCCCGCGCAGGCTCGCGATGCGCGCGAACTCGTCGAAGTCGGCGAGGTTGAGCCGGCGCCTCATCTTGTCGCATAAC